CGACACCCCCCAGGGGGATCGGCCTCTGACCTGCGGTTTCTCTGTTTGCTGCGCGCCTCATTACTCATCGGTAACTTACGAGTCACAAGCTTTGACCTAAGCGCACATGCTCTGACCTGCGGTTATGCTGCTAGGATCGAAACAATGGCTTAGGCTGTGTCAGCAAACACGCATGTCTAATTAACTCCGTCGAGGGCCGCGCATCGTACAGCACGTGTACGGTGCATGTCAACACCTTTGGCGTGTCGGTTTCTGGCGTGTCGCGCTGTGGCTAACGCGCCCTTAGGCGTGCCCTTAGTGCTGTGCGCTAGTGCCCTGTGTGCTGTGCCCTGTGTGGCGCATGGCGCTGTGCTTAGCGCTCCCCTGTGCAATGGCTTAGGTATGCGCCTTATGTGTGGCTGTGTGCCCTGTGGGCTGGCGCTTAGGTGTGCCCTGTGTGTCCGGTATGGCTGTGCGCTCTGGCCGCTGTGTGGCTGGCTGTGTGTGCGCTGCGCTGTGTGCGGCATGGGAATGACGCTGTGTGTGTCCCTGTGCGTCCCTGTGCCCTATGGCTAGGCGTGCGTATGGCCGCTGTGTGTGCGTGGCTGTGCGTGGCTGTGAGGCTGTGTTGTGTGTGCCCTGGCCGCGTGGCTGTGGGCTGTGCGCTGTGCGGTGCGGCTAGCGCTGTGTGTATGGCCGCTGTGTTCTGAAAAGCTGCTCGGTTCTAACCCTCACCTACGCACGTGTTGCGCCTTAGGTACACAGCGCGTACTCTGTCGCTTGTCACCACAACCGCGCCTGACAAGCGCCAAACCCTAAGGGGACGAAATGACCATCGAAGCCACCGCACGCGTTCACGTTTCTGGCGCTACCGAGTGCTACGCAACACTGGCAGAAGCACAGGACCGGGCCGCGTTTCTGCGTAGCGTCGGATATGTGCCCTGGGTCGACGTGCGTACCAGCGCAACCACGTGGGTCGACGTTGACGAGACCGCTACCGAGACCGTCGACATGTCGGAGTACGCAGCGCCTAGCGTTGACGACACGACAGCGGACGATATCGCCGAAATGATCGTTTGGGCGGATACCGCTAAGGACGAGCTGGCGTTTGCGCGGTTCATGCAGCGCGCTAACGGCTTGCTTGACCGCGCTTACATGTCCTCCCGCGTCGGCTACGCGCAATCGGCTATCGAGACCGCACAGCGTGCCCTGGCAGTCGCTAAGGACGATTACGCCACCGGTGAGGCTAACCACGTGATTGGTGAGGCAACACGCTTGATTGACCGTCTCAACAATTCCTACGCAGCGGCTAAGGGCCGGTACTAGCCAGCGTTACCCGGCCCGGTTTGGCACACAGCCAGCCGGGCCGGTCCCTTACCTAACCCACAACCACCTAAGGCAGGACAACCGAGCATGAACACTCAACAGATCAACGTCACCATAGAACGCAGCATGACGCGGGCCGGAGTAATGCGCCTGGCCGCGCTGGTCACGTTTGGCGCTGGCCTGGCCGCGCTGGCGCTGTACTGGCCGCACGCGGACACGCTGAGCGCTCCCGTACTGCGCTGCACAGTGACCAATGTGGATGGACACGTTTACCTAGACGATTGCGACACGTACAGCGACGACGCGACAGGGGACCGCAATGCGTAGCTTCATCCCGGTATGGCATGGCTGCATGGCACACAACGCCAACCATTGCGCCGACTGCCGTACGTGCGACTGCCTTAGGGACAAACCGCGCTAGCCACGCTCCCCTAGCTCAGAACCCGTTGCCCGATTGGGTAGCGGGTTCTCTGCTTTGTGTGGCGTGTCCCTGGCCGCTGTGCGCGTCCCTGGCGCGTGTTCCTGCCCTGGCCGCGTAACCGTGCCTTAGCGCGTGGCCTGGCCGCGCTGAGCGCCAGCCAGCCGGACACGAACCAAGCAGCTCCGTCGCTGGCCTGGCCGCTGGCCTAAGCCACCTAAGCCTCACGCCTGGCCGCTGCGCACTAGAACCACCTAGCCACAGCTAGCGACACGCTAGGCCACACAGCCTGATCAGGCACTTTATGCGGGATATACCTAACAAGTTGCGGACACAGTAAGCGCTGTGTAACTTGTCTCTTGTCACCACAACCAACCGGCCCAACCAACCGGCCCGCGAAAGGACTACCGAAATGACCGTTTCCAGCCTGACCAAGCTTTCACAGCGGACGCTGCGCACCGGCTGCCCTAAGTGCCACAACGAGGGACCGTTCTACCTCGCTTCTGACGAGAACGGCGCTGAGCACTTGGTTATCAAGAACGCTCTGACCAAAGCTGCCGCGCAAGGTGAGTCCATCCCGGCTCAATTCCTGCACGTGTGCGTCGACAACTACGGCACCCACAACGGGAGCGGTAACGCTACCGGCAGCAACGGGACCGAGACCGGGACCGGGACCGAGACGGGTACCGAGACCGTGCCCACGTCGACCGGGACCGAGACCGTGCCCACCACTGGCGCTAAGGCTGCCGACGCTGGCGAAATGGACGCGCTGCGCGAACTGTTGCTTAAGGTTCTCGGTAAGCAGCAGCTTGACGAGACCCAGATTGAAGCGATCATTTCGCGCAAAATGGACGAATACGTCTACCCGACGCGGACGTTTGTCCAGACCGAGACCGAGACCCGCGAGATTGAAGGCGTGACGCATAAGCAGTTCGGCGACATTCTCGACGCTATCGCCAGCGGCGAGAACGTGCAGCTGGTCGGCGGTCCCGGCGTCGGTAAGACTCACGTGTGCGAGCAGGTGGCAGAAGCGCTTAGCCGTGAGTTCTACGTGGTCAACTTTCACTTGCAGAGCACAGCGTCGGAACTCAAGGGTTACATGTCCGCTACCGGCGAGTACGTGCCCACAGCGGTTTACGATTGGGCAACCAACCCTGAGGGCGGCGTGTTGCTCTGCGATGAAGTGGACCGCGCGCACGCCGGTATCCTGGCTGGCCTTAACTCCATCCTGTCTAACCGGTTCCTGGCGCTCCCCAATCGTGAGATTGTGCGTCTCAATAGCAACCACGTGATTCTGGCCGCTACCAACACGTGGGGTATGGGTCCGACGTGGGAATACCCGGCGGCTCAGAAATTCAGCGCTGAGTTCATGGACCGCTTCATTGCAATGGAGATTGAGATTGATACCGACATTGAAATGGCAGCCGCTATGGCTAAGGGTGCTCCGGTCGACGTGACCAAGCGTGCAGTTGCCTACGTGCAGCGCGTGCGGGAGAACGTCAAGCGTGAGGCTGTGACCGGTGTGGTTATCTCGCCGCGTGCGTCTCAGAAGATGGCCGCGCTTCTGGCGCGTAACGTGGATTGGGATAAGGCAGTCGCTTGGTCACTGCGTAAGGGCATGGATGAAGCTACGTGGCGTAAGGTGGCCTAGCCACTAGCCCACAGGGGACCGGTTACCGCTCTGGTAGCCGGTCCCTTTACTTTGTGCCCTAAGCACGCCTTAGCGTGTGCCCTGGCCGCCAGCCAGCATGACGGAGCTGCTTGGTATCCGTCCCCTGGCCGCGCAATGTTGCGCGCCACCGTACAAGTGCTGTAACTTGACGGCTAGCAGGTCACCACACCACACCGGGAGGATTGAAAAATGAAGGTCACGAAACCGGGCAACATTATCCAGCACAGCTACGCCAGCCTGGCTGAGTTCGCTGAGTACCAGCGCTCACACAAGCACTACGACATGGACAAGCGCAGCGCAGCGGCTAACCGTGAGTTCTCCGGCGTAGCCAGCATTAACGAGGCGTGCGACCGGGCACTAGCCGGACTGCCAGAAGAGGGCGTAAGGGTGCTGGACACGTCCCGGTCCCTGTCCGATAGCGCCATGCGGCAAGTGTCCGCGTACGACATGGACAGCCTTTACGACACGTCGGGTTCTTACGTCGATATGGGGCGGTTTGTCACCGGTGAGCCAGAGTGCATGATTCAGACCGCGTTCAATGAAGTTCCCGTTACCCGTCCCGTCGTGACCATCGTTAGCAATATCAACGCGTCGGGCGGTATCGGTAAGGATGAACTACGGGACCGTGGTCGGTTGATCGTGGCACTGATCAAGGCGGTAGAAACGTCGGGCCGGTCTACTGAGCTGTGGACCGACTCAACTAACCAAGCGCGTAAGGGTTACGAGACGATTGACGAGTATTACCGCATTAGCGTCAAGATCAAGGCAGCCAGCCAGCCGCTAGACATGGGTGCTGTGATGTACGCGTTCACAGACCCGTCCATGCTGCGCGTTCTCAAGTTCAACGCTATGCACGCGCTACCCGCGTCGGAGCAACGTAAGTACAACGTCGGTAGCGGCTACGGGTACGTGGTTAAGGAATCTGTGCGCGTCCCTGAGACATACGGTGATGGAGCGGTTTACTTGCCAGCCGTGCGCTTGGGTGACAATGCAGAAGAGACCGTTAAGCAGGTTCTCAGCGACTTAGGTATCGGCTAGCCGGTACCGGTCCGCTAAGCGCCAGGGGAGCAAGTGCCCTGGCGCTTTTTCGTGCCCTGGCTGGCGCGTCCCCTAAGCGTCCCTAGCGTGCTCTAGGGCACCGTTACCCTAACCGGTCCCTAAAAGTCGCTCAGCGTTGAATCTAGCGGCCATTCTGGCGCGCTCCCGGCTGGCTTAGTTATGCCCTGGCGCGTACCCGTCCCCTGGCAGGCTCCCGGTCCCGTTGCCCTGGCCGCGTGCCCGGCTGGCCTACCCGGTCCCCTGGCACGTGCCCTAAGGCGTGCCCTGGCCGCTGGCGCTAAGCAACCTAAGCGCGCTTAGCCGTGAGGCACTGTGACCAGCGCTAGCGGGCACTAGGCAGCGGCTCCCGCTAACTAGTTCGCAAGCCTAAGGGTTTGGTCCAAAAAAGGTTCGTTTGCCTAAGTAAATGGGTCGAACGGGCGTTCGATCGCTTAGCGGGCAAATCGCTCATCCGTTCGAGGCTGCTGCTCGGTTCCCACCCGGCCTAACCCCCGCTGCGTACCCGCTGACCAGGGGCGACCTAAGCCTAAGCCCCTTCCCAGCCGAGGGGGCTGCTCGGTTCTCCACCGCCCCCGCCCGCCTGACCAGGCCAAACGCCCAGCCGGGGGCCGGGGGGAAGAATTGGCATAATTGCAAAATTGGAAAATTGCGGAATTGAGAAAATTGGAAAATTGGGAAAATCAGCGCTTCGCGCGATCCACCCAGTAGGCAGTCAGCATGGCCGCATTCACAGCCGCCATTGCCGGAGCACTACCCGCCTGCGTGACCGTGGACGACACAGCCATAACCGTCTTGATAAACCGCACCAGAGACCAGTACGCACCACGTGAGTACGCCTGAGCCGCACCGCGCCCATACTTGCGCTCATACGCGACCACAGCGGCCTTGTGTGCAGCGAGCAACTTAGCCGCATCCGCTGGCTTAATAATCTTGCTCTCATCGCGCCCAATGCGAGGAATCCGCTTACCCTCAGCGTTAGCGCCGTTCACAAAGTGTTCCTTGTCGGACCCAGTAAGGCCAAGAGCGTCAGCAGCCGCGTTCGGGTCACTGTGCTTCTCAGCAGCATCGTCCACAGCAGGCCGCTTATCGACAGTTAGATCGCTGCCACCGCCCTTATTGCCGCCCTTGCCGCCGCCGGTACCACCGCCACCGCGACCGCCCATGCTTAACCCCCTTAGTAAGAACAGTTGACACCCGGTACAGGGCATGTATTGTGAGGTCCATGAGCAACAGCCGAGTCAAGTGGGTCAGCCCCACCGGGTACACCGTCATGTACGAACACGAGGACGGCTCTGTCACCTACGACTTCCCGACCGAGCGTCACCCGCAGCTCCCCCGCGAGGACACGTCGAACAAGGGCAAGTTCGGCCTCAAGGGCGCGGTCCAGGCCGTGATGGCTGACGAGGACGCCGCCGACGCGCTAGCGATGGCTAGCTGACATGGCGATCATGACCGCAATCAACGTCCTAGCTGCCGTCGTCATCTGGGCCGCGTGCATCTACGACCGCAAGACCGCCAAGCACAAGCGCGAGACTGCGGAAATGAGCAGGGAGGACACCTTGCAGCTCGTCGCACTCGTAAAAGCACTCAAGCCCGCAACGGAGGAGAACTGACATGTTGGCCTGGCAGGAGCAAGCCCTAGCGATCTGGAAAGTCGTCATGGCGTCCCTCATCGTGGGCGGCACACCCGTAATGGCGATCCACGCAACACACCCGCCCATGTTCGGCGTGAAACTACCCAAGGACTGACAAACATGAACGCATTCACGAAATGGATTGACACGTTCCTAGACGAGAAGGGCGTGAACCTCGACCACACGTTCGTCATCGAAACACCCGGCCACCAGTGGGAATCGCACCTGATCCCCGTAGCCGTGGTGGTAGAGGTAGCCAAGAGCGTGTCCGCGTCCGAACAGCTACAGATCAAGAACACGCTGGTCAGGCTAGATGTGTGCAACCAGCCGGTGCTCCCCTACTTCGAGCACCTAGCTAAAGCACTCGCAGAAGCCGTGGGCTAGCGTCCACCGGTGTAACTTAGTGGGCGGGCCTGGTGTTATCACATAACCAGGTCCGCCCGCACACATTTAAAGCTAAGGAATGGTAAGGGTGGCTAGCTTTCTCCCAGACATACCCGACAGCACCGCAGCACTCATGCTCCGACAAGAGCGACAACGCCTGACACAAGAGCGGATACGCCTAGTACGCGAGATTGAGCACAACCAACACCGCATCGACGCAATCGACGCGCGCCTAAGGGAGGTTAACGATGGAGAGCGTGTACTCTCCGAGCATGGTTTCTGACGCCACGCTGATTTCCATAGCCGCCCGCACCGAGGCGATTATCGCTGACACCGTGGCGCTCTACGACGCCATACGCGAAGCTAAAGAAACCGGCTATTCGTATAACGAGCTAGAAGTAGCAACTAAGTTCACGCGCGGCACTTTGCAGAACATCGCCGCCGGTAAGAACCCGCGACTCTCAATTGAAGATCGGTGTTGACACGGCTGTACTAGCCGTGTACCGTGAGTGACATGAGCAACGACAGCAGCACTCGCGCCCTGGTCCTCCACCCTTCGGGGGCACGCTGGATCATGGAGGTATCCCCGGCCCACGAGCTGACAGCCATGCGGCACGCCGTGGACGGGAACATCGAGGCTACGTACGGGTGGACTGGCCCCGACGTGGAGGCTGCCGATGTGACCTTCTTCCTCAACGATGAAGGTAGAATCTTGGATCAGCCGGTGAACTGGCAGGCAACCACTCTGTGGTGGAGTGTGAACCCTGTTATGACCGGCAAAGACCACCTGCGCGGCGTGGTTGTGGTGACCGGTGGCGCAGACGAGGACGGCAACACCCTGGCCGTCCCCGATCAGGTGGTCGAAATGGTGGAGCGGGCGGGGGCATAGTCCCCCGCTCGTCTCCCATTCCATCAAACTTTTCCGCTTTAGCCTTTTCCGCTAAAGCATCCTAAATTTACTAAACCTAAAAGGGGTGTATTAACCATGCGTATGCAGCGCCATAACGAGAAGGAACGTAACCTCAAGCGCAGCGTTGTCACGTTCGATTCGTTCGATGACTTGCTAACCCACAACCGGGAAGGCAAGGACCACCGCTCTAAGCACATGGACGACCTAGATTTCTATGGCGTCAAGAACATGCAGGAAGCCGACAAGCTCGGCCAGAAGGGTTTGCCTAAGGCCGGTGTCGAGGCCATCAACATTGCAGAGCACAAGGTAGCCCTGCTGGCAGGCGATCTGTACCGGCCCGCATACAACGAGTACCACGACACTGCCGGGGCATTCGTGGACATGGGGCGCTACATGGAAGGTGAGCCGGAGTGCATGGTTGACTTCACGCCAACCGAGGAACCCGGCCAGAACAAGATCGTCGCGCTCATCCTTAACATCACTTACAACTGCATGATTAGCGCTAGCGCGATTAAGACAAACGGCCAGGCAATGTTTGCTCTAGTCGAGGCCATCGAAACCGCCGGTATGCAGGCTGAGATTTGGGTTGACATGTACGTGCGTGGCTACGGTAGCGAATACCGGGCACGTACCGCTGTGCGGCTTAAGAAGGCCGGTGAGGCATTCGACGTGTCCATGTTTATGTACGCGCTGACTCACAACTCATTCCTGCGCGCTCACATCTTTAACGCGATGCACGCCCACGACGAGGACGTGCGCGATGCTTGCGGCATCTACCCGTCAGGCGGGTACGGCTCGTGCATCAACAACGCTCAGGACATGGAGGACTTTCCTCCGTACTCGATTTACATTCCCTGCATTTCCAGCGACTCACAGGCAGGTAAGTTCGTGCCCGGCGTGCTGCGCCAGCTCGGCCTCATGAAGTAGAAATGTCACAGTGACGAAAGGTGTCGGAATGACTCAGTGTGTGGATCACGGCCACGTTGACGACCTGGGAGCCTGCGAGGGCGTAGTGAGCCTCTACGCGTCCCTGTCCGGATCGGGTGAGTCCTACCCGCGCTGCGAACATCACTACGGGCTGTACGTCGAACGTGTGCAACCACAGATCGACGCTATCCGCCGGAACTACCCCGACACCGACCAGCCGCCAAGCTGGTTTGACCCGACCTACGCCGGAGAGCGCTGGAACGAGGACGACTAATGGCCGAAATGGGCACCCGTTGCAACGTCTGCGGAGTCAAGATCGACCTGTCACCGACAGAAGAAGATTACCTAACCTACTGTTTCGACTGCTTTAAGGAATTGCCCGATGACTGAAAACGTTGATATTCGCATTGAGCTGCCGCTGCCTATCGACATTACCGGCACGCTCATAAACGTTATCGGGCTAACCTGGCCGCACGCCGTCATTAAGGACGACGGCAACGATAAAGGGTGGCGCTCCGAGAACCGGCTAGTCCTCAGCATTCCGCCGGAGGACCGGCATAAGAGCGTTAAGAAGGCTGAGAAGTACGCCAAGGTCAAGGCGCACCTGAAAGCTGAGACTGACTCGATGATTAGCGAGCTGGACCCCAATGCTTTCAGCTTGGGCTTGCCAGCTTGGCTAGCCGATCAGTTCATCGCTATCGCTAAGGTGTGGCACGCGCAGTACCCCGAGGACGCCAACTATCTGGAATCCCGGCTGCGCGAGAAGGACACTAACCAAGAGTGGGTGTTCTACGTCGCTAAGGCTAAGGACCGGACCCCGCACGCTCTGCGCGAAAAGGCTGAGGCACGCGTAGCCGAGTTAGAAGCTGAGCTAAGCGCGCTTAAGGAAAAATATCAGGTGGCTTGACGCCATCGTATATGCGCTGTACGGTGAGTGTGTGAGCAACCGAAAGCACGGCAGCCCCGAAGCTCGGCTAGACCAAGTTCGGCACCTAGCCGAAACCGCAGACTGGCAGAGCTGCGCAGCGACACCACAACTGTTCCACAAGTTCATTCTCAGCATTACCAATGCCACAGGCGACTGGACCGACGAAGGTGAGTTCGACAAACCGAACAACCTTGAAAACGTCAAAGCCGAACTCAAGAAACTGCGCGCCAAAGCTGACGACATAATCTACAGCCCAAGCACGACAGCCTTAAACGGGTTCGCGGCAGCCGCGCGGTCACGCGCCTTCAAAGAGGCAATCGACTTGGTCGAAATTGAAGAACTAGGGCTAGGAGGTTAGGGCAGTGAGCGATATCAACCGCCCCGCACCCAACCCATGCGCCTCATGCCCGTACCGGCGCGACGTGCCAAGTGGCATCTGGGCCGAACAGGAATACGTCAAGCTCCCCCAGTACGACGCTGACATGCCTTACCAGCCGACCGGCCTGTTCCAGTGCCACCAGAACGAACGGAACGACCCGCACGCCCGGCTCTGCGCCGGTTGGGTCGGCACCCACGGCCCCGACAACCTGCTATCGCTGCGCCTGGCATCCGCGTTCGGGTCCATGTCGCCCGATGAGCTGGACGCCACGTACGACTACACGACAACCGTCCCGCTGTTCTCCTCCGGAGCTGAGGCGGCAGCTCACGGCATAGAGGCTATCGACGCTCCCGACGAGGACGCCGAGGAGGCCATAGCCAAGATTGTTAAGCGCCGCTCCGACGTAAGGATGAGCTAATGCTTAAGGGATTCTGGGAGCTGTGCGCCGCGTACAGGTACGACTACAAGCTTGAGGACATGAGTCGCGCCGCTGTTGTCTGGCTGTTTCTGCTGCTCGGCGGGCTGATCTTCGTGCTCGTTGAACTGCTTCTTTGGGTGATTCCGTGACCTGCTACACTGTCGCCCGCGCCCCTATAGCTCAGTTGGCAGAGCAGGTGACTTTTAATCATCGGGTCCAAGGTTCGATCCCTTGTGGGGGCACCCATGCAACGCCCTAAAGGCCAATTCCTCATCACACTCGTCTGCACAATGGACCTAGACAAGTTGATAGAGGACTTTAAGCTAGTCGGACCGCTCACCGCTAAGACGTTCATACGTGAACTAGCAGCCGAGGCGGTACAGCACGAAATCGAGAAGCACGGCCATATAGCCAGCGTGACGATTAAGCGCCAATAAGCTCCAACGGGTGGACTCGAACCACCAACCACGCGATTAACAGTCGCGCGCTCTGCCAATTGAGCTACGGAGGAATGCATGTGGACAGTATGGATGAAAGACGCCATAGACGACGACCGTTTCGTCTTAGACGGTCTTAACCACGATAAGGCGAGCAGTCTTGTCAAGAACCTACAGGGCATCCTGCCCGACTCTGAAATCTGGATGGAGGAAGAATGAGCAGCACCCACGACCACGACGACATTGAACCCGGCTGGGCCGGTCTAGGCCGTTTCCTGTGGCCCGTAGGCGTCTACTTCAAGTTCAAGGGCTGGCTCATGCACAAGGGCATCATCAAGCCCAACGACTGGGACGACGAGTGATGGACCAGGACGCCGCCGCCAAGTCGGTATTCCTAGCCAGCCTGCCGACCGGCGACAAAGGCGAACTCATCCCCGGTCACACGACTTGGGACGACCTTGGACCCAAGGGTAAGGACCGCTACCGCCGAATGGCTAAAGCAACCATCCGGTTCGGAATGCCTGTCGCATAAGAGCCGTCCCCCGGAATCGAACCGGACTAACCAGGTTTGCAGCCTGGCACCTAACCACTCGGACACAACGGCATTACCGCTTCTTCCGGCGCTTACCCTCATAGTGCCGGAAGTTTGCGTTACTAAGCTCCTCCACCCGCACCCGAACATGACCCGACCACGGATCACGCTCAACAGCAGACTTCGGAACCTCCACAGCCACAACACTCTGGCCGTAACCCTCCTGGCCCTTAACCGTCTTACTAAAGAACCCATACTGCGAGTTCTCATCCCGATAAGACTTATCCATGCCAGGCCGGAACTGCGGACGAAACCCACCATCCACAATCGCGCGAGCCGCATCCGCAGAAGTCCTGTGATACAGCGTCACCGTGGATGACCTGGTGCTCACCGGGCCACCGCCACCACCGCCGCGACCGCCCATCACACCCCCTAAGCGTTAACCGCCTTACGGCGCTCATCCCAGAACGTCGGGAACTCCCGCACAGGTGGCAGGTCCAAACCCTCCACATGCACAAGCCGCCCGTAACTAAGCAAAATTGCCGGCTCAAGACGCTCGACCATCGCGGCCAGGCCCTCACGGAACAGCGCTTGATCCTCCGGCTTCGCCCGCACACCGACCGCAGACACGGCCACAGGTCCGCCCCGAGGCAGACCCTCGAAACAGAAGTCGAACGTGTCTGAGCGTGCCCAGCAGACCGTAGGAATCACGTTCACGCCGTGGCTCTGCCAGTACGCGCCACACCAGCGGGACCGGTACACGTTCCACAACTGCGCTGCACGCGGCATATCGCGCCACAAACTGAAATCTGGTGTCAGGGCACCACCGACCGCTGTAACTCGCCCCAGCGTCCTCTCAGGGCTTGTAAACGCCGTCTCAAAACGGTAGTCGTCCAAAAAGAAGTGGATCGCCCCGTTCTCCCGAGCTGCACGCTCCCGCTGACGCGGGAGATGCCACGCCCCCAGGTAGTCGGGCACCCAATCGCACCGCTCAAGATCAGGGAAACCGAACGGATTGCTCGACGGGAAGATCGCACGCAGATTCAGCGCGTCCATCTTCGCCGGAGCTTCGGACCAATACTTAGATGACCTCGTGCCGTAAAGGCTAAGCACCTTAGACACAGACCACCCCCAAGTAAGTCAGCATGAGTACGTGTTCATAAGCGGAGAGCAGAGGGATCGAACCCCAAGCTCCATAACGGCTACCCGGCTTTCAAGGCCGGTCGCGGGCCACCCCCGCTGCATTACTCTCCGTGGTACCCCGTACAGGACTTGAACCTGTGACCCGCCGATTAAGAGTCGGCTGCTCTACCAACTGAGCTAACGAGGCTTGGATACGGGAGGCGCGTTATTGCCTCATTTCAACAGGGGACCGCTCTATTGCTCCACTCGGCAGCGTTGTGACTGCACCCTGTGTGACCGGCCTTCACCGGCACCCGTAACGTGTGCTAGACAGGAATCGAACCCGCGAAATCCACTTTGGAAGAGTGGCACCCAGCCAACATGGGTTACTAGCACTTGGGTCCGTGTCTTTACGCCCCTCAACACGGCACTCCCCGATGGACTTACCACCGGATATTTAACCGCCTCTTTCAGCGGCCCGGCAACCTCGAAGGCGCGGGGGAGGTTAACGCTGACCACCCAGGAATCGAACCTGGAACCTCCGGAGTCAGATTCCGGCGCAACTGCCTAATTGTGCTAGCGGTCAATGGCGACAGGCCGGGACTTGCACCCGAATCACCCGAGTCACAGTCGGGGGCTTTACTACTTAAGCTACCTCGCGTAGAACCGGTGCGACTCGAACGCACACTGGATAGGGTCTAAGCCTACTGCCTCTGCCAATTGGGCTACGGTTCCTAATAAAGCATCAATCAAATGGGTCGACGTTCAACGCATCACGCACAGCCCACTGAACCTTCCGGTGACGCTCAATATCCTCAGCGTCATCACGGTTAAACAAAGTCGTCCGACAGATCACCACATGCCAGCCGGGAATCCACAGATACCGGCGCGACTTAGCGCAAGCCACCGTGGCTGCAATGACCTCCGGCTTAGTCCGGTGCGGCCAGAGCTTGTACGTACCGAAATCCCACTGCGACGAGGCGTATATCAGCCCCATGATCGCGGCAGCCATCAACGCCAACAGCGCGACGACCACCGGAATGCAGGCCATACCCAACCAGAACTCAGTGCTCATTTCTTATTCCATCCCTTGAGCGTGCGCCTTAGCGTCCCTAAGGCGATGCCACGGACCATCACCAACACACGTCGGATGCGTCTCACCATGCGGCAGGTAGAACAGCTCCCACCCGTACGCATAGCGCACAGCCAGATAGTTTTGGCTCGCACCGTCTGCGACGTAATCGGCACCCTCGCCGCTATAGACGCGGTGCCAGTTGAGTGACTTGGACATGCCAACACTGTATACGGCCTGTACTTCACTTTGCAACCCGGCCCCGACTCGAACGGGGAACCTGCGGCTTTGGAGACCGCTGCTCTACCAATTGAGCTACCGAGCTATGCGGGCTATACGGAGAAACAGCGCCCAACCTGCTAACTACGTTTCCGCATTGTCTCCTGCCGTCCAATCGGTGGACTAACCGAGGGGCCGCACGCCGTGAGGCGGGGTAATCCCTAAAGAAGATGGCCCACTTATATACCGCCTGGCCCGAGGGCGGTGATCGGGTATCTCTGCCAGAACCAACCATTTGGCCCCTGCCACCTTCACGGTGACACTCCACAATCTCAATCGGTGGGGACACGACCCATTGTCTGGCTGCGAGGATTTGAACCCCGAACCCCTGGCACCCAAAGCCAGCGCTCTACCAAGTTGAGCTACAGCCAGAAACCCCCGAAGGGGACAAACTTAAGCGTTACCGACCTTCGCGGGCTTCTTCGCCTGCTCTGGAACCTCGGCCTTAGGCCACGCCGTGCGATCCCGAAGCTCCTGCACAACGTCAAGCTTGTCTTTAGAAACCTTGATCGGGTCTTTTTCAGTCATATCAATCTCCCTATTCAATTATGTTTACTACGAGCCACCTAGCGGAATCGAACCGCTGACCTGCGCGTTACGAAGGCGCTGCTCTACCAACTGAGCTAAGGTGGCCTTACTGCTACTTCTTCCAACGATTCTCAGTCGGCCAAGGATTATTGATCTTCCGCTTTATCCGCGACGGAACCGGGTTAGACGGTGGCGCAAGGTCAGGTCGCTCATTAATACCCTCCGGCTCCCCACACACGCAGCAAGGATCGCACCAGTCATGGCCCGGCGCGCAGCACCTAGCTTTGAACTCCATGAAGTCCCCCTAGCCTCAAGGGCAGGCCAGCAGTAATGCACAAAACCCATATCGTCACGAATGACGACCTCGCCGCCATCCTCAAACGACAGCAGCTCACCCACCGCCGTAGCCAGCGGCTCACGGTTAAGCACCACCACCACCTGCTCACCCAGCAGTGAGCGCATGTGCTCAGTCCAATTGCTTTGGCGCACACTCCACATGAAATAGCTTCTCCCAACCACGACCCCAAGTCTTATGGAAACGCTCAGTAGGGACACTCTTGCCGCACGCCACGCAAGGCCGCTTGACCTTAGACGCACTCGGCATGAAACAACTCCCCCGCGAACTCGGAAACCTCATCACCCAGCCGGATCGAATCATCACACGCCACACAACGCGCGAAAACCTCCGACTTGTAAACCTCACTCATTAGCGAGAATCGCCGCAACCTTCGGGGCCAACGTGAACGCATGTGCCCAATCGAGCAACTGCGAATACGCCTCCTCCTCAAGCTCAGCGCCACCCGGCCCCTGAGACAGGTCAACCGTGCTAAGGACGCCATCACCGTCAATGTACTGAACGATGCGCAGCTCCCCGACCATGATGTTGCCCTGGTCGTCGGGCGAAGAATTATCCGACACTATGCGAACCAATCTCTCGAAGTCTTATTTCGAGGCTTAGCGTTTTTGCCGTCGCCAAGCTCCTGATTGCACTTCAAGTGCATGGACTCAAGGTTCTTAGCGGACGCCAACAGTGGTGAATCGGGCGGCAACGACGCCACCGAGATTTTATGGTTAGCGGACGGCCCCCACGGATTGCTCTTGCGGTAATGCTTAAGCTCCCGACAGTCAGGGCCACAGTCCAAAGGAATCAAGTGCGCCGTCTCCACCGTGTACTTGCTCGTATCCACGAACTGGCAGACCGGCTTAAGGGTGAGGTCAATCGCCTTACGGCAACTTGGGAGTGCGCAAATCTGAGACTGCCTCAGTACGCGCTTACGCGCCCTAAGGTAATCACGCTCAGTTTTACCAGTCCCACCCTTCTTCCGCAGATTCCCCGGCATACCGACATTCCCCCTTATCGTCGGGATCGCACCACGAACAGTGCAGCCCCGGCATCAGGCGGGCATGACAATCGCAGTCGGTCAAACCCTCCGCTATGGCCTCCCCATGTCGACCCTTTCCACTCTTGAACTCCCGGTAACGGTTACGGTGCGGGACCGCCGCATTAGACCGGCGTAGCTCCTGCCGATACCTGGCCGCCGCCTTGCTCACGGTTCTTCTCCCAACACGAGTAATGACCCTGCGAGCCGCAGGGCTTGCCACAGAACGCGCAGTGCATACCAACACACTGCCAAGGCCCATTCGGCGTTAGAGACATAACCCGGCAGCCGAAATGCTCGCCGCCGGGCATGAACTCCGCGTGGTCCTCGACCACGTTCACTTAAGCCACCGCTTAGCCGCGCGATCCATGCTCAGCTCAGACACGTTATTCGCCAACGTGCCCCGCCAATGACCAGGACCATCCACACCCTTAGGGGCAGGGACATACACCTGCTTATTGTCCAGCAGAGTGCCAACGATCATTTGGTGCAGCATATTCGGCTGCGCTACAGGCTTCACCACAAACCATTCTTTCGTACGTCACGGATGAACCATCCAAACCAACCAGCCATACCCAGGACCAAAGCCCCGACTAGCACGCTCACACCGGCCTCAATTCAGTCGTTCCACGAATACGCTTACCGCGCGAAGTCGCACCACAGTCCTTACAGCGGAGCATCTGATAAACGCCCGCCGAAGTGACGTAAGCCTTCACGCCGTCTTTCTTCAAGTTCTCGCTATTGCACTTAACGCAACGCTCAATACCGTCGTCCACCGTCTCCTCATACAAAGCAAGGTTCAGGTTCAGATACGGCAAATGATGCTCAAACAGTCGACCCGTCAAACGAACGTCATGCTCGTTGTACTCGCGCATAATCTTCTGCGCGGCGCGCTTCTCAGCCCGCGTACCGTGCCTAATATCCCACCAGAGGTCACTCCCTCCGTGGTGAACCTTGCGGTCCTTAAGGATCATGCGGGACGACCAATCGAGCTTCATGCTCATCAGCCCGCCCTTGAACCAACGGCGCACCGTCTTAATCAAGTCAACCGACTTGTACGGCAACGGACGACCCATACCCAGGCGCAGGAACTCGGCCTCAAGCCATTGCAGGTCGAAACGATCACCGTTCCACGTGACAACAATGTCGGCGCTATCCAGCGCATCCCACATCGTTTGCATCATGGCCCGGTATCCGGCCTCGTCGTTGTCGTCCCACGCGGCCTTGAACATCACGCGATCCTCGCCGCGCCACTTAGCAGCCCAGCACAGGACACGCGTAGGCACCTGCACCTGATCAATACCAATGAACTGCTTGAACAAGCCGAACGTCTCAACGATGGCCCGCTGCGTCTCAATGTCGAGGATCAAGACACGCGCGCTCAACGAAAGCCCCCGTAAACGTTCATCGGATACGTGAACTCATTGATCAAGTACGGCTTAACCGGCAATGCAGTCTTGCTCCGGAGACGCTTAATCTCCCGGTCAAGGAACCACTTAGCCTTTTCTAGGTCTTGAATCCACTCAAGGGTGTTCTTACCCTTGTTCTTACTGGAATCCAGCCGCGTCGACCGTGCAATGTACTGCACAGCCTGCCCGCCTGAGCTGGTTAAGTTCTCTGTAATGCTGATCAGCTCTGCGCCGTCCGACCAGCCATCTTTGTAATGCTGCGGGTTGATAGCGTCACGCTTAACTGCCTTAGCAGCCTTCTCGGCTTCTAGGTGCTCAAGCACTTCCTTTGGATCGGTCAATTTTTCCCCCAAGCGCCGCGAACAGCTCCGACAACCGGTGAACCGGGTCATAGCGTTCAGGCAGCGCGTTAATCACATGCAAGGTCAGCACCAACGGCAACACACGCGCGCCAATCGGAAACCTCAGCAAGTAGCGGTCCCAGCCTTCACTAAGAAGCTCGCCGGGCGGTGCCGCAATCTCATATCCGACAATCGCGCTAAGCAGCGCCAACCACGCATAGTCAGATGGCTTCACTGCACCCCCTTAAGAGAAAGGCGGGTGCCCCGACCCCTCGCCAGGACACCCGCCTCAGCGCAGCCAGAACCGCCTTTCAAATTTTGATCGAGGCGGGCGCGCTAAATCACTTCTGGAAGCTGAACCACCTTAGGAATGCCCCTCTCGCAATCGAGACAAACCCGGTGACCCGAACCCCATACCTTTGTGTTTTCTCGTGAGTACACGTGATTGTTACGACAACGGTTGACCCGCGTCAGAACTTCCGGCTCATCTTCGGTGTGCCATTTCAGATTCACCAGCCGGTTATCCGTGGGATCACCATTAAGCCACCGTGGAGTGCCCCCAGATGGACGAGGACCGACGAACGTCAGCAAGACCAGCATGTGTACCGCCCACGGCCTCCCAGCCGCTTTAACGCGCATACAGCCCCGCTCGTCTGCCCACTCGGACAGTTCCTTGCGGGGACCGCGAATCTTGCCCTGATCGCTGGCCTGGTACCCCTTAAGCTCTGGAATAGGAATATCAGCCCACATTTGGGTACAACTTTCCCCTCTTTAATTAAATCATGACCAAGAGTTCCCTAGCGGGTGGCGTGATACGTGAGCACGTCACCCACGCGGAATAGCGTCCGACCGTTAGCCGCTTTATGCCGCCGAATCTTGTCCGGATGACGCTTAGCCCAGTTCCGTACGTCCCACTCCGAAATGCCGAACCGCTCAGACAGTTGCTTAGCGCTCAGCATTTCGTTCACGTCGATAATCGAGTTATCAGACACCCACGGCTGCCCGTACTCTGCCATCTTCTTATCGACCACTAGGCACGCCTCAAGGTCAATCTCCGCTAGGGCTGACCGGTAGTGGTCAATGATCCTGCGGTACCGGTCGTCCTTAGTGTCAGCAGGCCACGGCCACTTACTCATGCCGCTAAGGGCATGGTCCGGTCGTAACGCCACCACACCCTCAGTTCGTCAAGGGTGCTGAACTCGGCCACGTACTTACCATCCCAAGGGAAAGGATCGGTGACCCGCACGTACGACACGATCAAGCCGCCGATATTCGCGTACTCGAAAACCTCGCCCGGCTCATGCTCGATAATCGCTGAGTTAGGGCCGGTGATCTTCACAACTTTGTAGGCCACTACTCCCCCTCCATGTTGAGCTTGCCGCTTGCAAATAGGTAAAGCGTGAGCACGATCCCCAGGACCGCGCCCACGCCAAACCCCGACAGGTAATTAACCACTAGCCGGAAACCACCAGCTCCCAAGAGTTCTGGATGGCCGCGTTATCGGCAGGCGTCTCCACCGACCGGTACGCGGGCTTATCCACGTCGATGAGCAGCCACTTGCCCGGCTCGAATGAGAACGCGTACACGCCCTTGCTGTTCTTACGCAGCGTCCCCACCGGATCGTGAGTCCGCACGTGGTTAATGGCGTCCAGCACAGCTTGCAGCTTCACGTCCATGTTGGCGTGAACCTGACCGATGGCCTTACGCGCCGCCTTACGCTCAGGCTCGGTAAGGGCCAGGACTTCGCCGGTCCCCTGCTGAGTCGGCAAGGTCTGCGAGCGGGCCACCTCATGTGGCTGCACCGCGTGCCCACCCTTGCGGCCATTCAGCGTCAACGTAGGAGCCTTAGCGCCCCTACCGATATAGTCCTCGTACGTCTCAGCCACTTAGCTAGCCCCCTCGATCCGATCCACAAAGCCCAGATCGAAAGCCTCCCGAGCGGTAAGCCACACGTCCTGGCGCGTCCACAGCGCCGCGAACTGCTCGGCAGAGCACTTACCGCCGGACCGCTCGACGTAAATCTCACCGATACGCGTATTCAGCTTCCGGTAGAACGCCATCGTGTCCTCAAGCTCACCGATCTTGCCCGCCGTCTGGCCGGACAGCTCATGAACCATGAAGAACGACTCAGGCCCGATAACCCGCTCGTCGGCAGCCTGCACCAGCACAGTCGCCATGCTCGCGGCCAGGCCACGGACAGTCATGGTCACCTTGTGCTTACCGCCGCCGCTCAAGCTGTAGCGCGTCAGGTTGTCAAACAGGCTCAGGCCCGCCAGCGCAGAACCCCCGCCGGAGTGAATCTCGATGTTCATGTCGCACGTGGGGTCCAGCCGGTGCCAGAACTCAAGGTGCTGCGCGCACTCAGCGACGTTCTTAGAGTCCACGCCACCGATGAAATAGTGCTGGTGAACCATGTCGTCGGTCGCCTGGAAATGGCGCTCGGCGCGCAACGCCTGGCCGGTCTGCAACTCCGCGAGTTCAGCCTTAGCCTCAGCCTCACGCAGCTTAGCCGCCTTGAATGCGTCCTTAATGTCAACGCTCACTTAATGCTGCTCCAATCGCAACTAACGCCACGGTCATAGAACACGCAGAACACATCACCCTTGCGCGTCTTTAGGTAGCCATCCCAATATTGGGCACCAGACTCGGCATCGCCGCCGTACGTCTGCTTATCCTGAATGTTGGAGGCGCAGCCTGACAGCCCGAAAGCTGCCAGAACTGCGCCCACCACTGCGGCTTTACGCCACCGACTCAAGGTCAACCTCTCCCTTATCCAACTGCTTAGTCTCATGCTCAAGGAACTTCGGCGACTTGGCTTTGAGCACGCGCGGCACCTGGCCCTCGATACGGACGCAGATACCCTCGTCAACCGTCTTGCGGTCACTCAGCGGCAGATACCCGCCATTGGGGTAAGCGTCCGCGTAACGCAAGTCCATGTACGTCTCCTGGTAAGCCAGGACGAATCGCTCCTCGGCCTCAAAGTTCGGCACATGCTCAACGTCGAAACCGAACTCCGGCACCGTCTTGAGTTCCAACGTCCGGCAGAAGTCCTTAACGCCTTCCCATGACAGGTCCGCGATAACACCCTTAGGGTTCACCGTCGCCACCCGGTACACGTAAAGCTCGCACTGCCCCGGCGGCAGGTCGTACGTGTAACCCCGCTGGATCGGCTCATCCTCGCTAACCCACCCGACAAGCTCGCCGTAAATGATGAAGTTCTCCGGAATCTTGCCCTCAAGCTTCTCGCCGAACTTCGCCCACAAATCAGACTCGTAGAAGTGGTTATTATCCGACCGGCCCTTAACCACATTCCGAGAGCCGAACACATGCTTGTACTCAGTGTCCGGAGTGGCAATGCCCAGACGGTTCAGGAACCGCTCAAACCGACCCTTAGTCCGGTTAACCGGGATATTGCCGCCGCGCCAGCTCGTGCCGTGCAACTTCTGCGTCACCACGACAGGCTTAGCGTCACGGAAGTAGTGCAGGTTCCGGAACAGATGCTCCGTGTCCAAGTGCTTCGGGAACAGCCGCTCGTCAACCTGCTTACGAACCTTGGGCTGACCCTGCGTGGCCTGCTTCTTACCCTTCGCCACGTACTTACGGCAGATCGTGTGGCCGTTCAGCTTGTCGAACGTATCGCCCGGCTTGAGCGCCGACACGTCGTAGCCGGTGTAGGCCAGCGACGACAGCGGCATCAACAGCGCGTCTGACTGGTGCTTACGCAGCCGGAGCGCCTTCACGCGGGCATTCGGCTCTAGGTAGCCGGTCTCGCTGGCGTCCCGGTTCAGCGTGGCCTCACGGAACAGGTTGTTTTCCCGCGCGTAGTCGGGGTCAAGCTGCGTCTCAGCCATGAACAGCACACGCAGCGCGCCCAGCTCGTAGCCCTCTTTCTGGGTGAGCGCCTGGTAACCGAACATTGGCACGCCCACCAGGTTGTCCAGACCTTCTAGGAGAAGCCCCTGCGGCAGCTTGACGATTGTCGCCGCGTAGTTAGCGTTCTCCGGCGCGTCAAAGCTCACTTAACCCACCGCCCCTCAACACCCCACAAAATCCGGTCGATTACCTTAAGAACCTTGCGCCACGTCACTGCCGCCACCAGCCCTTTCCAAGTTTGTCCTGCAATTGCCGGTAAGTGGCCTCAACCCGCGTGACCTTAGTGCCATTAGGGATAGTGACCATCAGACCGTCTAAGTCGTAAATGGTGTGATTACCGCCGGGCCGTCGAATCTCGAAGTTAAGCCCTCGCACTCGCGCGGCTTTGTCGATCTTTCGCAGCACAACGGACGTTTTCTCGTGAGACATTTCGTATCCTTACGGGCCGGGAGGTAGGGCCAGGGTCGCTAGCCCTACCTCCGGAATTTCGCCTACCAGGCCGGAGCGTCGTTACTCGCGGCAGACTGATAACCGCCGCCGCCCTGCTCCCGACGCTTACGAACGTTCTTCCCGACGAACTCGCCGTCGATTTCAAACACGGACCGCTTCTCACCCTCGCGGGTCTCAAACGACCGCTGCTTGAGCTTGCCGATCACCACGACCGAATCGCCCTTACGCAGAGCCTCAGCCGCACCCTCAGCCAGCTCGCGCCACACGGTGGCACGGAGGAACAGCGTCTCCCCGTCCACCCACTCATCGCCCTTCTTAACCCGAGGCGTAGAAGCCACCGAGAACTGAGCGACGGCCACGCCCGAATCAAGGAACCGCAATTCCGGATCAGCGGTAAGGTTGCCCTGAATCGTAATTTCAGCGTTTGGCACGTTTCTCCTTTGATTTCATTTCGCAATAATCTTCGTACTGCGCTTTCGTTAAGACGTTCCCGCAATCTGCGTTAGTGCAGTAGATGCGGTCCTCGCCCACCCATCCCCCGAGAGTGGGTAAAGCGCACTCAGGACATGGGACGCGCCTCCGCTCCCACACCCTTTGCAGCCCGATAATCCCGTCAGCCTTGGAATAGACCTCACGGATATCAAGCGCTACCTCTAGGCCACCGGTAAGCGTGATCAAGTCGCGCACCTGGTAGCCATCCGCCCGGTACATCACCGCGCGAATCTGGCCGATCAGATCAACGACCGTCAGGTTTAACGGAGCCTTAGGTTCTGCCGACGAACTGACTTTCGACTGCCCCACCGAACCGGGCACGTAGCCCTTATATGTTTCGAGCAAGTCGGAATAGGTCGGGAGTTCATCTAGGCACTTCTGAATGTCCTTAACGCAGCCGTCGCACAGTGGACGCAGCGACACCAGCGCCGGGCCGTCCGGAGTGCGACTGACACACCTGCGCCCCGCCCGGCAGCGTTCCGCTAGTCCCATGCGTCGATCAGCCCTTCTAGGAATCCATCGAATAGGTCAGCCAGGAACCGCCGCCAGTTCCGGCGGTGCTTACGACGCCTACGCATCGTGTGGGAATCGGGACAGCCAGCGAATCAACGTCGCTACCTCGTAGCTCTCCTCGCGGTACGGAGCAAGCGTGTTGATCGCCTCACCCGCCGACTTGTGCAGCTCCCGGCGGAAGGCCCTCGTGCAGCCCTGCGAGACGGTCACCAGGTGGTAGTTATGCGCCGGGTTAAACGAATACTCCAATACCCCGCAGTTGAGCTTTATCGTTGCGCTAAGCAGCATTTTGTTCCTCCTTAAGGATTTCCCGGCGCTCCGCTTCCGTGGTGCCACCCCAAACGCCTTGCGTGCGGTCGAAATAGTCAGGGTGTGCGCGGTCCCAATCGAGCGCCGCGTCCCGGCACTTCTGCTTTACCGGGCAGCCATTGCACATCACGCGAGCCGCCGCGACCTGCTTACGCCCACCAGCCCCAGCCTTAGGAAAGAACGGGTCGTCGTCAGCGTCAGTCACAGTCCCCTTGCAGGCCGCTCCCGGCAGATCGGGAATATCCAGCTCAGGGATAAGCTTGCTGCGCACGCCGCTCACGTTCGTGACGGGAATGCTGAACGCGCTTCCCCGATTGATCGCATTAGCGTGGAAACGCATTTCAACGCCTACTCGCTGGTTGACTGAATACACTTACGCAACCTCTCCGTGAATTTCCCACTCGCTCTTGCCGACGTACTCGCCCCGCTCTAGAGCCAGCGCATACCTGGCGTTCGGTACCAGCCCGCCCCGAACCCCAAACCGGTGACTCTTGTTAAGCCCGTATTCCTCGCGCATCGCGCCCTCTAGGCATTGCTCCCGCACTTCACACATGGTGTTGCAGACACGCTTAGGCGCGTCAGCCGATCCACCCTTAGTCGGGAAGAACAGTTCGGGGTCAATGAACTGGCACGCCGCCAGCTCCCGCCAACTCGATTCCAGTTTCGCCAACTTCCCAAATCCTTATCTCAATCCGTGGATTTTTCGTATCCGAGTCCGTTACTGCCATACGCGTTTGTTTGACGTACTTAGAGTTATCGTCGGGCCAAACGCCAGCCCTCACTAATCCGTCTAAGGCCCCCTTAACGAAAGGGCCGAGGGAATCGGAATCGGTAGCGCGCCGCGTCGGCGTGTACCAGAGGAATGACACAACGGACGGACCTAAGTCCTTAATGCCCGCCCGCTGCGCCAGCCAATAAACCGTGTCCCCTACCTCTTGCTTGGCCTTTCGGACTACCGCCCAATGTGCGCGCCGCTGATCGTTTGCGGTCATTGGTGGCCGTTTGAAAGGCGCTACTAGCAGGTGCTCCAAAACTGTCCCCCGTTAGGGGAGGGGGAAAGTTAGTTAGATGGGTGCGCAGCACAGACCTCACCGCTTCGATTCGGGTCATGGGCCAGGCTTGGGGCGTCATGGGAACCATCCCGCCTTGGGATCGGGTCAACCGCCCTTTAACGCACCCATCCAAGTTTGGGTTAGCCCTTAAAGCCGGGCCAATCTGGATGAAGTAGCACTATCTCCTGCGCAGCATTTCGGTCCTGCCTGAAAAACAGGTGGTTTGACTTAATGTCATCCGAGAACCGCGCGAACTCTGCGCCCTCAATGGTGATTGTGTGCGTAGCGGTGTCGTACTTAAACACCACGTCGGTATCAGGCAAGCTGACCTGCACACCCTGAGGGGTAATGGCACCCCCGCCGTTACCGGTGATTACGACGCTTCCCATTGCGCGGCCCCCTTAGCTCTTTGTAGACCGACCAGATGAAGTACGCGATTACGCCAAAGAACGCGGCAAAGCCCGCCAACGCCAGCACCCCTACGGTGAACAGAAACGGTTCCATTAGAAGTCCCCCGGCTGCACTTGCAGGCACTTAAGGCCCAGCGACCGCCACAGATTCACAACCTGGTCCCGGTCGTCCAACACAAAGCGCACGTTGTACTTGCCGCGAATGTTCTGGTCGAACAGGTCGTACTTGACCAGGTAATCCGGCAGCTTGTTACCGTGCTCATCCTTAGCGCCAGTAGGCCGCATGTGCAGCTCGTCGTAAGGAATGGCGTTCTTCCACAACCATTCCTGAGTCGCCACCCGGCACGAGTCGTCCCGGCCCGACACGATCAGCACGTGGACACCGTTCGGACCGCCGTAGTAGTCCACCAGGCCGACCAGCCACCGAATCTGCTCGTCAACCACGTCGGTGTGAACCTGCGTGTAGTCGTACGGTGACCGGCCCGTCATGTGAGCCACCGTGCCGTCGATATCAACGATGATGGCTTCCGGCAGACCCTCAATCCATTCGACCGGCTTAGGGTCGAACGTCGGGGGAGCCTGAATGTTCGGCCAGTTCTTAATCGGGTGACGCTTAGCCATCCGGTTAATCACTTCCGCGCCGACAGTCCGGTCTCCGGCCTCGCCGCGCTTAAAGTCACGCACGATGCAAAGGTGGGCCGCAGTGTCAACGTCAACGCGCTTAAAGTCAGCGCCGTACATGCTCGCCATCTTCGCCCACTTACGCAGATAAGACGGCTCCAAGTGAGTAGCGTCTACCACCACAGAGATACCGGCCTTAAGGAACGCGCTAACCTGCGCCCGCTCCGCAACCGTGACCTCATCCTCACGCTCTTTGACGCCCGAGAAATAGGTGCCATGAAGCATGTTGCGCAGATCGTCGCGGCACACAACCACCGCGCCGTTCTGGTCAGCGATTTCACGCGCCCTGGTGGATTTACCAGAGCCGGGATAACCCCGCATCGCCCATAAGGTCGTCATTCCGACCCCCTCTCTTGCTCGCTTTCAAGTACAACACGTGTACTCCGGAAACATGCGAAAGTGTCCGAAAAGTCGGACACCCTCACCTACCGCTGAGCGGCCAGAACCGCCCTGACCTGCGCAAACGACTGCCGGCCTAGAAACTTTCCGTTCTCCCAAACGGGACGGAGCAAGCTCGCCTTCTCGTCCTCAATCGTGGCGTTCTGCTTGAGCGCCAGATCGCCCCAGATGTTCTCCAACACCGCCAGCCGACCCGTCGCAGACTTCTTAGTCCCGTCGTCGGTCACTGGATTCTTGAGCAGGTTGTAACCCTTGCCGTCGACCTCAGCCCACGTCGCCTTCATCGCGGACCCGAACGTGTCGCGGGTGTTGTACTGGTACGTAAAGCTGCCCACGCCAAACACCACGTTGGACGACGCGTAGCCCAGCTTCTCCATACGCGCGGTGATGCTCGTAGCGCGTTCAACCGTGATTGAGTCGCCGTAAATCACACCGACGTGCGGATCAAGCTCAATGAACCCGGCAGCGTTTTTCTTGCCGCCGAAGTGCTCGTAGAGCAGCCCCAGCACGCCCATCCACTCGTTAGAGGAAACTGGCGCGTCCGGATCGCCACAAATGATCTTCTCTGGATCGCCGGAGTCAGGCCGAATGACCAGCTTCCCGTCCCGGCCCACGATCTGCTTATGCAGCGTCGGCAAATAAGTGGTTAGCACGCGCCAAAGATCGAACGTGTCACTGACAACGCTAACGATGCCGGACGGGTACAGGTCCAGCAGGCGCTTAAACGTCTCAAGCTCCCCGACCGTCTCAATGCCGGTACACATCACCGAATGCTCGGTAGCGGGCACCGACCCAGCGATGTACTCGCCGCCGTAGTAACGGTCGATCCAATCCAGCGACACCAGCGAGTCCGTACCGGTAAAGCTCAACAGGTGAGCCGCGCCCGACGCTGCCGCGCTCTCATGCGACGACATACCCCGATATGAGAAGTCATGGCACTGCCAGTCGACGCCCGCCAGGTCCGCACCGGTCCGCAGAGCTGCGCTCTCAAGCACCCGCCGGTACTGCTTAGCGATGGTCGCGGACGTGCTGGCCTGCCACACCCCGGCGCTAAGGCCGGTCTCGATGTAGTTGGTCAGCCAGTAGAACGACTCGTGGGTGTTCTCCACCGTGAACGACGGCACCCCGATAGGCACTAGCGTCCCCTCAGGCACCGCGCTGAACCGCAGCGGCAGGAACCCAAGCCCATGCAACTGGCGAATATGGTCCGAGCCAATCGAGTGCGCTGCATCCGGCCCGAGAATCTGAGCAACCCGCTCCTCGTAAAGCGCGGCAACCTCATTCTCCTTCGCCGCGAAGAACGGCTCAAAAGCCTCCATCAGGTGCTTAGCAATGTAAGCCTGCAACCCGAAATGCACGACCTTATCGACGCCCGGCAGCCGAGACTTGCGGTTGGTGTAGTTGGAATACACCCGCGTCACGTCGCCGCTAAGCGCGTACTGGTCAACGTGACCCAGCTTGTATGCGTCCGTCTCGAATAGCGCCGCGACCGGCGCAAATTTCGTGCTCACCCTATCCCCTTAAGGCCAACCATCGCTTGGTGCATGTATGTGTAAGTCGGCACAATCGACGTAGCCACACCCACCCGGTTATGACCAGGATGAGAGTCGGTCGTCATAATGCGCCCGTAGTAATTCCGGAGGTTGGTAGCAGCTCCGGAGAAAATGCCGTGCGTGACCCAAAGGTCCAAGTTCGTCTTAGCGATAAGTGACTCGCTAGCAAGCAGTGCGAATGTGCCGCCGCCGTCGCAGATATCGTCTATCACCAGGTACTTGCCCTTAGTGGACAGAGCCGGAACCTTGTACTTGGTAATCCGGCCCGTATCAAAGTCGCGTTCCTTGTCGCAGACAACCAGGTCTAGGCCATAATGCTTAGCGACCTTCTCGGCCCGGTCCACTGCGCCCTTATCTGGCGCAATGATTGCGTCGTACCGCCAATGCCCTTGGCTCTCTAGCGCCCTGTCCAGCAGCGGCAGCGGGTCAAGCGGGCAGATGTTCCTAACCAGCCGCTTAGCGACCGGCGAATGCGGGTCAATGACAATGACGTGCTCCGCATACGCGCAGTTGTTGATCATGTCCGCGTACACCCGCAGGCCGAACGGCGTCCCCCGGTCCGCGCGAGCAGCCGGAAGGTACGGCAGGAACAACACGAACGGCTGGCCCTGTTGCGCTGCGTGGTCGGCCAGCAGCAGCGCTGTCACCAGGTCGTCGGTGGCAGCGCCCCGCACGTCCGCAATCCACGTCCCATCAATCAGCGGCGGAAGAATGCTCCTAAGGTGCAGTTCCCCGCCGGGGAAGGTGAACGGCTCCGCAGCACCGTTAATGGTGCCTAGCTTCTCGTTATAGACCTTCAGATGAACGGCCATTTATTCCCCAATCCCAGGAACTTGGAAATGCTGTAGACCAGGTGAGACTTAGCAAGCTCCTCAACCGTCTCGTCGTCTAAGACTTCGCCGACCGGGTTTTCGTAATCGTCATCAGGCTTGGTCACGTGGATATTCCTCGTCTACGTCGTTGTAGTCGTCGTCGTACTCATCCATTCGGGTACCTCCATTGCCCCGCTGCGAATACCTCGATTACCTGTTCACGCTCAGCCCACTCAGCGCACTCGCCGAACACCGGACACTTGTCACACAAGAGCCGCATTTCAACGTGGTCACGCCAGCTAAGCGTTTCGACCCGACCGGTAAAACGGTCGTCGCCATCGCAAACCGCCTCGTCTTGCCAACGCAGCGGCTTACCTTCCATTAGGGCCTTAATATCAACGCTCACGTGATCCTCTGATAGTGGCCCTCGAAATTCAGAGCCAGATCGCCCATTCGGCCATTCCGGTTCTTACCAATGATCATTTGGATAATGCCGGGGTCGTCCTCATCGTTGTGCAATAGGAGAACCACGTCGCTATCCTGCTCAATCGCTCCCGACTCGCGGAGGTCCGCAATAGTCGGAGCGCGCGGCTTACCGTCCTTAACGGGACCGCGATTCAACTGGGCACACTGGACCATCGCCACGTTAAGCTCACGCGCCGCGATCTTGAGTGACCGCGACATATGCGACACCTGCTGCTCGCGCGACACCTTGCTATCGGACGGCTTAACCAATTGCAGGTAGTCCACGACTACGACGCCCAGGTTTCCGATTGAACGACAGTGAGCCACGATCTGCTCCGTGGTGATCGTTGCCCGGTCCACAACCTGTAGCGGAATGGTGTCGTTCAACTTAATGAAATTGTCGATCTTCTCGCGGTCGGTAAGGTCCAAGTCCTTACGCATGATCTTTGAGAAGTCGACGCTCGACCCGGCAGCCATCAACCGGGACGTAACCTCGTCGGTCGACATTTCCAGCGTGAAAAACGCGGACGGGAAACCCCAAAAGGCCGCATTGCTCGCTATCTGCAACGCTGCGACACTTTTTCCAACGCCCGGCCTAGCCGCAATGGTGTAGAGCCTGCCGCGCTGTAGCCCGCCATTCAGCCGGGCATTGAGCGCTTCCCACGGCGTCTTGATATAGCCCTCTGCCGTTGTCTGCCAGTGCTCCCAGGACTCGATCATTTGACCGAACCCAAGCGCCCGGTCGTCAGGCTCGTGCTCCTGGCGGAAGAACTTCTCACCCTGGCCCATGAGCCGGTCCACGTCATCGCTTGTCGAGGTCTCGTCGTAGGCCAGTGCCTTAAGCCGGATACCCAGCTCGGCCATGCGCCGTAGCTTCGCCTTGTCGAGGACCATCCGCGCGTACGCCTCAGCGTTCGTGGCGGTCGGCGTGTTCTCCATGCAGGTCAGCAGGTACGGTGCCCCACCGATCTTGCGGAGCTGGCCGCGCGTCTCTAGTTCCTTGGCGACGGTCATTGCGTCGACCGGCTCACCGGCAGCCAGCAGACCCATCGCCGCAGAGAAGATATCGGCGTGAACAGGCCGGTAGAAGTCCTCGCCTGTAATTAACGTCGAAAGCGTGTTAAGCGCCTTAGACGACATGAGCAGCGACCCAATAACGCACTGCTCGGCAGTCTGATCATTAGGTGGCTGTGCCTCGGTCAAGCTGCAACCCTTCCACGGAGTTCATTCAGCCAATCCCGTTTAGCGCGGTCCATCCAAACCCGACGCTCACTCACGTCTAGGCCATCCGGCGGAACGGGAGGCGAGAAGATATATCCGTAAGCCTTAAGCGGTGAAACCTGCCCCGACTTAAGGCACGCGGTGATCGTGTTCCTTAGTGTGGCCGCGCGCTGCGCCTCTTTCTGCGCCTCGCTAACCAGGCTAGGCAAAATGCCCGGCCCGAAGTCCTTAGCGAGCCAGAGGTTAAGCGCACGTTCCATGATTTCTAGGTCGATACCCTCGCGCAGCAGCTCAGCTGTCTTTTTGACGAGCTGTTGCCGGATAGCGAACGGGTGGGACTCCGGAATTACCTTCCGGACCAGCTTGCCCGCCTCGGTGTTCGGCTCAACGTCATCGTTCCAGTGCTCGTAGTCGTTGAACTGAATGCCGATGAACTCGCCGTCCTTATCGACCCTGCGCCAAAGCCTGGCTTTCACCAGTGCATTAGCCTCGTCGCGTGTTCCCAGCTCTAGCGCCACATCGCGCGGGACGAACCCTCCGGATCGGTTATCCCGAGTCCACGCGTTGGCTTTGACCCAGAGGCCAAGCGCAGCGTTACCGGCCTGCTTAGCCTTTGGGTGGTCCCAGAACTTCCGGTGGATTTTCCCGAAGTCGCTCATCCCAGCGGGAGGCCCCCGAAGCCGATGCCGCCGGTCGACGGGTCAAGGTGGATACCGCCGCCCAGGTCGATACCGATACCGCCCTTAGGGCTGATAACGAAGCCTGAGCCGGAGTCGCCGGTGCTGGTGCCAGAGTCGGTGCTGACCCCGTTCTCAGCGCTCGGCTGGCACGCGGTCATAGCTAAAGCCGTCCCGAATGCTGCCAGGAGCACCTTGAGGTTTCTCGACATGCTGAATCCCTCCATCGTTGGTTAAGAGAACCCAGGTCGACCCCCGCCAAAGCAGGGGAATCTCAGCCGGGTTTTGCCAGGGGCGCACATGCCAGCCCTGCGTTTCCGCTTGGTCTGGGTGGTGCTCAATCCATCCGTGGCAGCCGGTCGTACCGTGGCCGCACACCAGAACGCAGTTTTCAGCCGTCCACAAGCCGCCCTGAGAGCGTTTCAAGCGATGGTGAAGGGTGAGGTTGCCCCACCGCGTACATCGCTCACAGAAGCCCTCAGAGCGGACCTTGAGGATTTGACGGCATTTCTTCTCGCTCATACCCGAGCGGGTGGGCACACATGGAGCCAGAGCCAGTGAATGAACCTCACCACTCGCCCCTCCCCGCGTTTGCGTATGCCTGGCGCACAGAAGCGCCTACCGAACGAATAGCGTCAAGCTTTGAGCTGAGCGCCCTGTTGTTGTCTTTCGCGTATTCGTACGCGACTGCCCAGGCGTCGCGCTCATCCTCGGCGTTCATAACATCCTCAACGATGTTCGCCGCGACCTTTTTCTCCGTCTGCGGACCCTTATGCGCCATGAACGCCCGAGCGTAAGCACGCTTATACGCGCGCTCCGTTTCCAGCTTTTTTTCGTGAGCATCCCGCGCCGTGATAATCCCAGACGAGATATCGTTAACGGTCGCTAAGATTTCCTGCTCTACAGATACCGGGTTGTACTCACTCAACGGTCCCCCTGTTCATGAAAGACCACCGGCACCGGCAAGCTAAGAGCTAAGGCCACCGCGATACGGTGATGCCCGTTCCACACCCGGCGGTCATGCCCGATTTCGACCGGCTCCCGAATCTGTCCGACCCTGCCGACTTCATCGAGTAACTGCATGGTGCGCTCACGGTCGTCAAACCACAGCCATTGCAGTTCTTCATGCCAGCCGTGACCCTCGCCATCCTCGAATGTCTCAATGATCTGGCGGGCATTCCACAGCTCAGCCGGTTTAGTTACCGTCACAGAGCTTGCCTCGGTTCCAGATTCCAGAACCGCCGCGAATCGCCGTAATCAAGGCAGCCCTCGCACACCAGCTTGTGATCGTGCGAACCAACCGCGAACTCAGCCTCCTTAACGAAGCAAAGCTCACACGGAACCACGATGCCCTGTGGAGCGTCGACCAGCTCCACAGGGATACCTGCAATCGTGTTGTTGAACATTAGACGGTGACCGCCCCTGTCTCTAGAAGGTTCGTAAACGCCGTGACCTCTTCGGCAGTGGCGTCCTTAAGCTCCCGGCCCTTGTTGTGCTCCGCGAACTTGTTAGCGATGCCGTTCAAGTCCCAGCTCTTAGCGGTCGCCAGCTCGCGCAGCTTCGCGCGGGCACTAGCGGAATCCGCATTACCGACAGGCGCGGGAGGCTGCATCCGCGCAGCCGTCGCCGGAGTGGCCCGCTCATGCGACTCGGCGTCAGGGTCCGGATCGTCAGTCGGAATCATCAACGCCTGTAGCAGGAACGTCCGCAGCGCGACCGATTCCGCCTTAGTCATCGACTTATCGCCGGAGTCGGCAGCTTCGCCGAACGCCTTGCCGTCGAAATAGTCACCGGCAGGCCCATAGACGCGGAAACCCATTTCCACGGTCCGGTTACACATCTGACCGCCCTTAGCGGTCTGGTAACGCTCCGCGTCGTGGTCGCGCGCCAGAGGCACAACCGTCACACCGTGCGTGCGCAGCGCCGGGCCGACCGCATTCATCACCGCGTCAATGCCACGGAAGTTGAACTTCTGGCCCTGGTTGTAGGAATCCTTGCGGATCGCCTGCACATCGCGCATAACACGGTTCCACGCCACAAAGACGGTCGGAACGTCCGACTTGTCCCACGTCGGCGCGTTCTTAATCTCCTCCTCAAGGGATTCGATCTTGGCGTCAGCCTCCGCTAGCGCGGTTTCCAGCTCTGCCTTAGTCGCAGTCAATTACGCCCCGTTCTTTGCCTTGGCCCACACCACGGACTGACGACCACTCGCCAGCCGCTTACGCGCGCCGGTATCCACCACAAGCCCCTGCCGCACCAGCTCCGACCGACGAGTCCGCAAACCCGAAGGCGACTGAGGCAACACCGCGCCCCACTTGGACCGGTTGTAGACCCGCGCGATATCCGTATCGGTACCGCCCTTACGCAACCGGCCCAGCGCCTTAAGCACTGCCTTCTGCGACTCCCGCAGATAGTCCTTATCCAGCGACTCGTACGCCGCCAAGCTGGTCTCCCGGCTACCACTGATAACGGTCAAGGCTCAACTCCTTAAGCTCTGAATCCTTAGAATTGAAAACGCGGCGCATCGCCTCGACTTGCTTACCGAGCATCGCCGCTTGCAAACCCAGCTCAAGGTCAACCCAATAGAACTTGACCTGAGGGTTCTTAGTCATGATTGGGAAATGAACCATCACTCCCCACTTGTTATTGATCTGGTTATGCAGCGGAGTCCGAGTGTTCGTCTCCTGGTCGTAACGCAGACCCGTCCCATAAGCCGCCAACTGGCACGTCACACCCATAGGGCGCTTAGCGTCCCAGCGACCCGTCTTAAGGTCGCCCACAACGACAAGCTCTTGATCGTGCTTAACGCCATCCGGCGTGGTGATCCCCGGCGGCAACGCCATGAGGTAATCGACAGACCCGCACAGTTCCAGCTTGTCGTTAACGATCAGCATTTCCTGATCAATGAACTCGATAGGCTCAACCGCTTTGTCGTACTGCGCGAGCGGTGCCTTAAGGTGCTCCTGAACTACGCGCGGCGTTTCGCCCTTATTGCGAAGCTCACCGAGCTTATGGAACTCAGTGCCAGCGCTAGCAGCAGTGTGCTGACCGGCAGTGTTACGCGCTTGCTCAACAGCCGCTTTAAGCCGCTCTTTACCGGAGCGGGTACCGCCGTCGTCTCCCTTGTACCAGGGGTCGGCGTCGTACTCGTTGATAAGCGTTGCGACCTCTGAGCGCGCGGAGGCGTCCAAGAGGATGCCAACGGCTGCCTGACAGGCTGCCCAGTCGATAAGCCCATCTTTGGTGTCGAGACCTTTGCCCGCACCGGACGCCCGGCTGTATCCCTTGGCGTCTTTGGAGTACCACCAGCGCTTTTGCTTTCCATCGCGCCCCCTGCCTTCGCGCCATTCCCCCGTTAGCGGACCCTGGAAGTCCGGTGGGTAAACCATCGGACGGTCCCAGTAGTCGCGCTTTACTTGATAATCAGTGATTAATCCTCGCTAACCTTCGGCGGGAACCGGACAAACCCGGTAGCGCGCTTCCACGGCTTATTTGCCACGATTCCCTGGGGGCCGTACTGGTCGACCAGTAGCCACCCGTCCAGCGTCTTGACGTACATGTCGAAACATGGAGCCGGGCCACAGCCGCAGCCAGGCTCGTAATCCTTGCGGTAGACAGTGCCGACCTTAGCCATCTTTGTGTTCCTTAACTCCGTAGCTCAACCAATAGCCCGGCGCGTACACCAAATAGCCATCCTTGAGCATTACTTGCAGATGGCCGGTGTGATTAACCTCAGGCTCCCTCACGGCAATCATCGGCGGGAGCAACCGGTCATTAAGTAGAACTTCTACGCGATAGCTCATAGCTTCTGCGTCCAGCCGGTGACCTTGCCCCGGTCGGCGTCCGGACCGTTTTCGAGGTAATCCTTGAAACCCCGCCTAACGATCTGCCCGCGTGGCTGAGGACGCGACTTGCCCCGCTGAATGCGGGACCGGTACGGCCTCACCAGGACGAAAGAATCGCCGCTACCCATACCCTCGCGGAACCCGCCGAAGCGGTGCGCGCGGATAGACCGGCGATTGGGCACCCGGTAGAACTTCTCCGGCAGCGTCTCGCCCCGCTTCTTAGCCTGCGCCTCTTTGTAGCGAAGGATCGCCTCGCTAACGCTAACCGGCATCCTTAACCTCCAAGACGGTGGGGAACATGGAGAAGAACCCGTTACGCAGCCCGCCGACCTTGAGGTCGTAGGTCTTACCCTCTTCGAGCTTGGCCCACAGGTCGTAGCTGTTCATGTGGCCGACCTCGATAGCGTCCTCTACGTCGAACGCCCCGCACGTGGTGCTAATGCGCTTAGTGCGCTTAGTGGCACCTTCGCTGTCGCTGCCGTACAGCATGTCCTTTGACTGGACCTTGCAGCCACGCTCCCAGTGCTGATTCTGGGTGGCGCACCCGACCAGCGACAACGCGCCGACCAGCATTACCGCGACGATTCCCTTACGCATTTTTCTTCTCCCCCTTACGGGCTTTCACAAGCTCCGTCTTGCCGGTCCGACCGGCTTTCTTGCGCGCCTCGGCGCTGTAGGTGATCAGCGCGTTTCCGTTGGGCGCGGACATTGGTCCAGGCATGTAAGTCCTCCTCAAGGCAACAAAAAACCCGCCCCCGTCGACCGGGTAGCGGGTTAATGCGCGGCAAGACTGGTCACATTATATTTCATTAACAGTGAAAGTTTTTTGATTGCTGTTAGTGACCACAGCCGCTTAACTGGACCCCTTGGTTTACATACGCGCTCTGCCATTAAGCTACAGCGACACAGGGCCACCGCCGGGACTCGAACCCGAACCTCGTCCTTATCATGGAATGTAGTAATTGCTGTGGGGGTCCACACGTTTAAACTGGACGCATTTTATTGTTATCCGCAAACAGTTTTAATTGCTGTTAGCGTCCACAAGTTTTACGATACCGGGCGGCACCCGGTATCCGGAAACATTAGGAACCGGAAACGTTGATCTGCGAGTACCGCTCGCTATTGATCACGTCATTCACCAGCTCACGAGGGGTCTTACCCTCCACGGCCATGCCGAAAGTCGTAGCCGCCAAGCCAGACACCAGCGTCACGTTCCCGTCAAGGATCGTGGCCGGAAGCTGATCGTGGCGCGCGTTGACGTTCCAGAACACGACATGCGGCAGCTCAAGGCCCGCCCGCTGGAAGTCCAGCCGGGCCGACTCAAACACGCTCAGGTCAGCGTGGTTAAGCGCCTGATTGAACTGCATGTCCGACACGACGTAGAGCGTGGCCGGGACGGTGCCCGACTGCTTACCGGCGCGCAAGATCGCCTTGAACGCGGCCTCCAAGTCCGTCGACCCACACCAGCCAGTCGAGTGCTCGATAGCGTGGAGCTTCTGCTGCAACGTCTTACCGGTCACCTGCACCAGCGCAGGCGTAGAGGCGAACGTCATGAAGTAGCCCTTATACGGCCCTGTGTTGCGCTCTGCGAAGTACAAAGCCAGCGACACAGACACAGACATAGGCCGACCCCACATGGAGCCTGAAACGTCCGCTAGAACGATCGCGTCCTGGCCGGGCCGCGTGTAGTCCGGCAGGTTGTTCCACAGCGTGTCAGCGGCGTTCGGGTCCGACCGGCACAAGTCGTACAGCTCGTACGGATACAGGGTCGACGTGTTCACCTTGGCCTCGCCACGGTCAACCGCGTCTAGGAACGCCTGGTACCGCTCACCGTCGTTGCGCCGGAACGCCTTAACGTGCTTACGGTGCGCCTGCGCCGGGAGCTTGCTGTAGTCGACGTTGGCGTAAACGCCGTCCGACATAGCGTGCTCAAGCAGGCCAATCCGCTCCCGCAGCGCGCTAAGCGTCTGCCGGTACTCGCGCTGCGTCAGGCCCAGCACCGTCCGGACAGCGATAGCCAGCTCCTTATTCGCAGCCTTATCGGAAGGCAGCCACTTAGCCAACAGTGAGACCTTCTCGCCGCGCTCGTAAGCGTCAACGTCCTCGGCCCACTGCTCACGGATAAGTGCCGAGATACCCGCCGGAACCTGAGACCCGAAGATGAACAAGTCATCCCAGCGCCCATAGAACGGCGTGTGCTCCACAACTGCCATACCGGTGTAAGGGTCCATATGGAACAGGCGCTTAAGCCCGGCACGGAATACGTCGCGCTCCCCCTGGCCCCCGCGCACATCACGCAGATAGAACAGGGTCCGCACCGCAGCCTGCGGGTCAGCACGGTACGCCTTCTCAAACAGGTCGGCGCTCGCCTCGGCGCGGTCACGCATAGCGCCCGCCAAGCCGAAGTAATCGACCACCGGATCAAGCGACGACTTATGCGCCTTATCGCCGTTCTCCGTGCGGGTCGTGTTTAGCTGGCCGTTTAGGCTCTGCAAAAAGGTGGTCATTAGGTCTCCTTAAAGGGCAAGTCGTAGTGTCATCGTGTTTCATCACGAAATTCAGCGAGGGTGGGAAACCTGCCGCGCTCCTTACGGAAATAATGAAGCGCGGACAGGTTCCGCCAAACGAAATTGATCATGCGTCGAGTAGCGCCCTAATGTTCCCGGCCACCTTAAGCGCCTTGTCGTGCTCTACCTCATGCTCCTTAGCCGCGTTCCGCGCCTGGGCCGCTAGCATGTTCTGAAACGAAACCTGCTGCGCCTGATCCTCGGCGTGCGCCTCAAGCTCCGCGAGGGTGTCGCTCAGCCCCTCCGTGATAGAAGCCACGGACTTAGGGGCGACGAATACCGGCGCAGCCTTTTTGAAAAGCGCCATCAGAAGATGTTCCCGAAGCTCGCCAGCATCCCGTCCAGAATCGGCAGGCCGGTCAGGGTCGCGGGGCCAGCCTTAGCGAAGGCATCCCCGAGCGCGACGACGAGAGGCAGCATGGCCTTAAGGGCCGCGTATTCCTGCGCGTTGCCGATGACGATGGTCTCCCGGTCGTCGCTCAGCATCATGTAGTCGCCCGCCTTGATATCGACGGTGCCGTCCTCGTCAACCAGCCGGACGTGCGACAGCGAACCGTCAGCCTCAAAGTAAGACTTGACGATGGTCCGCTTACCCAGCTTCTCGCCGCTCACCGACGCCAGCAGGGACACGGCGTGCATGTTGCGACCGGTGACCTTAACGCCGACCGGCAGGTCCGCGCCGGGGACCAACTGCTCGACACCCGGTTGCTTGAACAGGGACTTTTTGGACATGTTTTTCCTTAGGTTTCATGAAAGGGTTTAGGTTGCGCGTGCGTTAATCACCCCTAGATATGCGCGCCCCATCTAGGGAGGGTTAGCTAGGCGAGGAACGCCAACCCGATCAGGACGCCGATAATGACACCAACGCAGATCAGTAGAAAGCGCCTATCGCCCGGTGTAATGCGGCTAAGCATTAGCGCCCGGTAGCGCCAACACCCGCCACAATGGGCGACGGGTACGGGTTCAGACCCCGCGCGATAGCCTCACGCTTGGCGGCGATTTCCTGCGCGTCAAGGTAAGCCTCAACGGACGGGTAGCCGCGAATCTCAGCAGCCCGCTTGAGAGCCTCCTGTTCAGCCACCTTCGTCTGAGCCTCCGCAGCGGTCACGTCAGCCTTAGCCTTAGCCTCCGCAGCGTTAGCGTCCGCAACGCCCTTCGCCTCGGTGGCCTTCGCCTGGGCGATAGCCTGCTGCTCCGCAATGATCGCGGACTTGAGCGTGGCGTCTACCGGGTCCGGCTTCATCACCGTCACCTGAAAGTTGGTGAAGTAGTCGACGCCGTTAGTACGGTCCCGCGACACCTTAGGCAGCGTCTCGCGCAGCGCGTTCTGGAACTCGACGCGCACGGCCTCGTCGTTCCAAATCTTGCGCCACTCGTACTTCTGCGCAATCGACACCAACGTGTTCTGCAACGGCTGGCCGACCACGTAATTCAGCAGGTCTTTCCAGCCCTGCGACGTGGTGCCGTCGCTGTTAAGCCAGCCCTGATACTTGGTGCCGAAGTCCCGATGGAACTGCTTAAGCAGCTCGCAATCCTGCGTGAGGTCGAACGTCACCGTCACCGGCACCTTAAGCTCAGCCGGAGCCTCGCGGTTCGACACGACGACGGTGGCCGGGGCCTCCGCGCCCTCCTGGTCCAGCGCGTCGTAGCTGATCTGCCGGGCCGGGTACATGTACGCCTTGAACCCGCCGATTGGGTTGTACTCGTTCGTCTCCGGCTTCATGCAGCCCTCGACGGTCGGATCGGTCGGGATGAACGCGTAGTCCTCCACCTTGACAGCGGTAACGCCAGCCGGGACCGAAGTCGAACATGCGACGACGGGAAGAACGGCAGCCGCCGCGAGAGCCATAGCCGCGATTTTCTTACGGTTCAACGTAAGGGTTCCTTTCTAAAGGGATTTGTTTTAAGGCGCAACAAAGCCCCCACCAACCGGAGTCAGTGGGGGCTTAGTCGGGAAGTGCGGTTAGTAGGTCAGCGAGCCGTCCTCGATACCGGCCTTGAGCTGCGCCTGGTCGGCCTCGTCCAGCGCCTTCCATTCCTTCATGAAAGCGCCCGCCGACGTGAAACCGAAGAACTCCATGATCTTCTTCATTTTGGTGCGATTACCTTTCTTAGAGGGTGGCCCTGAGTTACAGGACCGGCTTGATTTGGAGCATGTCGTTAAGGCGCTGGTAATACGCCTCGTCCGCTTCGGACAGGTGACGCTTAGCGAGCGCCCGCGCATGTTCCCGACGCTCCTGCCGGGTGAGGTACTGCAACGGGTCGTTAGCTCGCTTGAGGCGACGGTCCAATACGGCGTTTCGCAACCACTGAATCGCCGCCACCACCGCCAGAATGATCACCGCCAGTAGCAGCACTGCTGCGAGTAACCTCACGGTTCTTCAACCTCTCATCAAGCTCAGGCGCTTTAAACCCGAGCGCGTTAAGTTCCGCCTCCAAACCCCGGCGGATATCCAACTTCTCCCGCGCCTCCTGCGCCGCGCGGAAAGACCTCACCCCAATAAGGGCAGCCAACTCGGAATCAATCTCCGCGATGACTTCGAGAATGTCGTTGCGCTCCGCGAGACGTTCACTCGCCTTCATTGCGCACCGCCTTAAGGAACGCCACCCACCAGCGCTTATCGCGGCTGGACATGTCCCGATAGAGAACCTGACTGCTGCGACCACACGTCTCGTTAGCCTTGCGGGTGGCGAAGTCGATAGCGCCGCCGTACTCCCGGTCCTCCTGTTCGAGGAGGTAGCGCTTAGCTTGGAAAATGTCGGCTAAGCGTTGCGCGCATACCTGGCGCTCCCGCTCCAACTCGTCTGGATCGGATGGCAACCAAACGTTGGTCCCCTTGATCGACAAGTTGCCGTCGGGTGAAAGGACGACCTCCCGCGCAAGGTCAGTCATCGTCGTCATCCTGCGTCCCTCCGGTGATGAAATGGGTGTTCTTCGCCATCGTGGTTTCGTCCTTATCCAGGCCACGGCACAACGTGTAACCGCCGCCCTCATGGCGCGCTAAGGACTGGTAAGCGCGGTGGTAATGGCCGTGGTAAAACTCCACCGGCTTAACCGCGTCCACCACCTGCTGGATACGGGCGCGGTGCTCCTCGGCCTTAAGCAAGTCGACCTGCGGAACCCGGCGCTTCATCCCTCCGATAGGGAGGTAAATCGCCTTACCTGGCACGATGCCGGGAATGGTGACGTTGGTCGGCGCGTCGTGGGCAACGATTATGTCGACCTTGCCGTCCCGCATGGCGTACTCAAGCTGGTCGTCCTGCAACCACTCGCCCGGCCACCATGACTCACCCTCAACGGCGAATGAGCGGTCGACCGAATGAGCGCCACCCAGCGCCATCCACACGTCGCCCCACCACTTCCACCGGAAGCCACGCGGCAAGTGCGTGATGCTTGAGTAAGACATGAACGTCTGCGGATACGCCTTCGGCGCATTGAACTGGTGCCAAAAGGCGTGGTCCTCGTGGTTACCGTCGACCCACAGAAGGTCGATACCGACAGCCTTAAGCTCTTTGTCGACCTCCCCCAGGAACTGGAACGTCCGCTCAGTCGGTGCCCACCAGCCAAAGTCGCCGACATGCAGAATCGTGTCTGCGCCGTTCGCCTTAGCGAAGTGGATCGCCTTGAACGCCCACGGCAGATTGCCGTGCCAGTCCCCGGCGAGCATTAGCTTCTCAGGCTGCCTCAAGTCCGATTGCAGCGTGATCGCCTCCGGCATAGCGCGCCTTTCGTTCGGCCCCCCGACCACACGTCGGAAGGATGCCTTTTTCGGATGCGTATTCGTGAAGGTGAAGCTGGTACTCCTCGGAGTAGGAGGCTCCACATTCCAGCGGGCAAGAAAACTGCTTTGCCACTTTCTGAACTCCTCGCAGTCATCACGGTACAGCGCTTGTACCGTTGGTGTCAACTCATTCACGCCAATCCCTCATATTCCAGGGTTCGACGCGCTGCCCATGTTTCGCGGCCTCTGCGCGTTCGTTGCCCGCAGTTACCTTTCGTTTCGACCCGCCAACACAGCCGGGCAAGTTCTTACCCAGAACCACTTCGCCGCGTACCCGCATACGGTCGGAGTTAAAGTGAAACTGGATTCCGCGCCGCTTAGCTAAGGCGCTTAGCGCGCGTGTGAAGTTGACGGGAATGTCGTGGTCACGTGGGCTACCGTGCTCAAGCGCGTCTGAGAGCCATTCGTCCAGCTCGCGTTCCTTCTCCCGGCTCACGCTCCGCAGTCGTGGCCCGGTGGGTTCACCCAGATAGATAACCGCCATAGCGCGCCCTTTCGTGGTGATGTGGTGATCGGTGGTTAAGAGAATGGCCGGGAGGGAGCGCAAACAAGGCAGCGCGAACGCCACACCCTTACGTCCCGCGCCTAAGCACTAATGCCCGTTAGTGCCGTGCGCCTCAACCTCCCGGCCTCGTGCGATACCCCAGAATCGAACTGGGATGCTCTGACCCGTAGATAAGGCCACGGACCCCGCCAGAGCGTTTTCATGCGGTCACCCTCAGGTACCAACCGCGTATCGCTACCCCCACACACACCCCTGACGCTGAATAACGTCAGACGTAGACGTGTGTGAGATACGTACTCATGCTGACTTACTTGCAGGCGAACCACTCTGCCGTCTGGACACTAAACACAGACGCTCCGACCACGGAGTTACTTCGTAGAGGTCAACAACTTGTTACTAAGTGCCGCTGATTATTGTTAGTCAGCCTCAGGGGCAGGGCTGAAATCTAAATGAGAGTCGCGTCCGCCATCGCAATAGCGATAATCCACGAGTCTCCGTTATCGGCAGCGGCTTGGACCTTAGCGATCCATAACCGCTGATACTCATTAGGTTCTTCGATGCCCCAATGCAACCAGGGCAGTTCAGCAAGTGTGTAGGTGTTAAAGAGGGCAATTTCCCATTTGGCGACGGGAAGTCCGAGACGTTCCAAGACGTGACCGAAGAAGCAGCAAGGCTCTCCGTACTCGTAGTAACCCTTACCGGTGTTACGTGCGAGTGGATTCAACATTGCGACCTTTCGCGCTTCGTTGATCACGTCTCGGAACTTTCTCATCCCCTCCCCCTCTACTAATAACTCTACGTAGTTCTCGGGTTCTATGGAAGCAATAGAACCGAGTTTCTGTACGGGCGCTGTACTCATACGTTCCACGCCGCGAACAGGTCGTTAAGAACGATGGCACCGAGCAGGATCAACGCAGCCAGCGACACAGCGGCCAGCACGTTATCCCTAACGGCCTTCTCGGACATAGACGCCTTTACCTTCCGCGTAACGGATAGCGGCGAGGAAAACGGCCTCAACGTCTGCCCACTTGCGGCCATGTGCATCGTTGAAACGAATGACGACGGACATATCGGGCATGTCTGCCGGGTATGGATGCCCGCCTTTGCGGGTGCGGATTGCGTAGGCGAGGTACTTAACGCCCGGCGAGTCCGTGGGGAACTGGTGGCCGAATGCCCCAAGAGCACAGCACTGGCCTGTGGCGAAATCGTGAAACTTTCCACGGTTCCATCCGTCCTTCCTAAGCCGCTCTAACGCGGCCTTAAGTTCTTCGACAGCTTCGGTATCGGGTTCAATGCGGGTTCTCGTCACTGGTCAAGCTCCCAAGGCAGGTCATTAGCGAAACGCTCAAGCTCTTTCATCGGGAACAGCACCTTTGAACCGTGCTTCTTCGCCAGCAGCTTTCCAGCCAGGCGTAGCCGGTCAATCTCGGGAACGGATAGGGACAAGATTCGTGCGGCTTCTGGGCGAGTGACAAGCAATCTGTCGGGTTCATCGGACAGAAGCACTGTGGCGGCAGTCATCCGGCCATCCGGACAGTTTTGCGCCTCGCGGCCCCGCTGCCCGGCTCTGTGACGATGCGATTGAGTGGGACGCGGAAGTGGCCCGCCATCTTGGCCAGCATCGTCATGCTCGGCTCACCGGACCAATCGTCATCGAACGTGCGGTACACGGTGGAACGCGCTACACCCAGCGTGTTTGCAAGCTCGGTGCGCGTCAGAATGTCGTGGTTATGCAGGAGATTCTGCACGGCGTCAGGAATCCAGCGAATTGTGTGGGCTGAGGTTTGGGAGGTTGTCGGCGTCACGGTTTGAACGATACACAGCCCGGTCCGATTCGGAAGGGTTTTGTCCGACAAATCGGACAGAATTACAGACGTGTAAGACCGTCTTTGCTGGTCAACCGGGTTGACACTTGTCCCGCAAGTCGGACAAGATGGTCGGCATGTCGGCCAGAGACGAAGACAATGACCTGATCGTTGTAGTGAGCTACCTGCTTAAACGACAGGTACGTATGCAAGAGGCGCTGAGCGCGCTGAACATGTCACGCTCCACCTATTACGAGCAGCGTGACAAGGGCGTGCTGAACAGCATCCCCAACCTCATGGCGGTCGCTGAGCACTTCGGCCTAGACAAGGTTGATCTGTTGGTGCGCTTCGGCCACCTGTCCAAAACGGACCTGATCGACTTCCTAGAGCGGGAGGGTGAGGTCATAGCCGACGTGAGCGATGTGACGTTGGACCCTCCGGTGCTAACGACAGTGAGGAGACGGACCAGGAGCCGACTTAACCGGCCCAGGGCGCGGACCGATATTCCGCCTCTGTAATGCGCCTTTTACGGGAGGTTGCGGGTGGGAAAACGGCCATTGACGCCGGGGTAACGGGGGCAGTACATTCCCTGTAACGGCCTGAGTCACAAGCCGTTTCCACCCTCCCAACGGACGCGAGTCCAGCCCCTCCCGTAAAGGCACGACCCTATGCTCGAACAGTTCCACCTTGCCAACGAACTAACTCCCCTCGTAGACCATGCGCTCTTGTGGACGCTGATCGCAGCAGGAACCGTCAACCAGGCACTACGACGACACACCTGGCGCGTGCGGTGGGAAATCCGCACAACCGCCAGCGCCGCACTCACGCTAACCGCGCTGATCCTGTTATCACCCTGGCTCAACGTGCTTAACCCGTTGTTGCCCAACACATTTACGTGCAGCTACATCCCCGCACAGTTCCTCATCGGACACATCGCCCTCATCTGCGCCCACGCAGTCTTTTTGAGCGACCTCATTTCGCGCATGACGTGGAGCCACCAATACAAAGTCGCGCGCCTCAACGCCCACATTGGCCTGCCACTCACCGTGGCTCTGCCAACGCTCGTCGGGCTATGGCTCACCGGCGATCACGTCGCAATTACGCCGCTGGTGACCGTGGTCTACTTCTGGCTTCTCGCCAATACGTACTGGCTGTTCTGGTGCATCCGCATGAGCGACCCACGTACTCCGCTGATCGTGAACCTCTATCTGACCGCTACCGGTATCGCGCTCACTGCGCCTGTGCTGTCAACCATCGGGTTAGCTGAGGGCCGGTGGCCGTGGCGAATCACCGTCGTTGCCGCGATTGTCGGAGCAGCCGCCATGAGCCTTTCGTGGACCCGCAAGCAGCGGCACCTTAAGGCCCACATGTGGAAGCGCATTCGCGCAGAGAAGCCGCTTAAGCAGAGGTCTAAGCAATCCCTGCCTAAGCAGCTCGACGGCGCGGCCTGATCTAAACGTCTGGGAGCAGAGCGTCGAACGCGTTAGACACGGCGCTCTTACCCAGTTCCAAACTGACCCTCTGATATTCGCGCGTCTGCAAGATCGACGCGTGGCCCAAAATCTGCTGAATGATCTTGGCGTCGATACCGGACTCCAACAGCATCGTCGCCGCCGTATTCCGCGCCTCATGCAACACCACTTGCCGAGGCAGCTTCTCAATCCCGGCGGCAGCCATCAGCATGTTCCACTGCTCGTTATCGTCCTCTTGGCTTAGCGGCCTACCGTCCCGGTGATGCCACACCAGCCCATACGGGTTCGGGTCCGTATCAAGCCGGGAATGCACCTTAAGCGACTCAATCAGTAGCGGTGCCATCGGCACGGTCCGCTCCCCCGAGTACGTCTTAGGCCGGGTCCAGAACAGCGACCGGTGGCAATGCCGGGACTCAAAGCCGGGTGGCGGCGCGAACTTCTTCTCAGGGCAATACCCGACCCGAACCTTGCCGCATGGGTACTTACCGTCCTTAGGCTCGCCGCAGCCATGTTCATACGAGAGCCGCTGCAACTGCCACGAGATATCCAGCACGCCGTTCTTTGTGTCGACCCGATCCCACTCCAAGCCGATCAGCTCAGCCTGCCGCGCGCCGGTCATGAACGCCGCCGCCCACCGGGACGCGAGCTTAGGCCGCTTAGGGTCGTCTTCGTCGTCCCGCTTGGCTGCCGTCCGCAGAATGTGGACCGCTGCGTTCTTCTCGAAAGCGCCGCGCTGCTCCTTCCGGTGCTTCGGCTTTTTGATCGCATCGCACACGTTGCGGGGAATCGCGGACTCATTGACCGCTTGCTTGAGTGCGTTGTTGAGCGCCTGGTACGCCTTCTCAGCGTTCCGCGTCGACCCCTTGGTGTCTCCGGACCCATCCTGTAGCGCCGAGAGCATAGAGCGGACCTGAGCGACCGTCAGCTTGTCCAGCCGGATATGGCCGATATGCGGCTTGAGGTACAGCCGCACCGTGCCCTCGTAACTGGTGTACGACTTCGGACGAACCTCGCGCTTCTTAACGGTCAGCCAGTAGTCCAGCCACTCACCCACCGTGCGAACCTTCCCCGGCGTGGTGCCGACCTTCCCGGCGAGTACGTCGGCGCGCAGTTTGTTGAGCTTCGCAGCGGCCTCCGCTTTGCTCTTGCTGGCGACTCGCTTTTGCTTCTTTTTGCCGTCCGGACCGGTCACCCAGACGATGCCGACATGCAACCCGTTGGCGTCCTCATACAGCCCTCCATCGCCCTTCGCGCGCCTCTTATTTTTCTTCGGCTCGTCAGCCACGTTTCGCCCTTCTCGCGGTGCCCAGGTATCAACTACAGGTATCAACTACGGTGGAGTCATCCTGAGTCCTCTAGAGACTCTTAACTCGCCTTAGCTGCATGTTTGACACCATACACGCACGTGTGCAGGGGGTATACCTACGGGCTTTTAATCCTCTGGTGACGTTAAGAACATGCAGGTCAGAGGGTGTTTTTCTCCGAGGTATCAACAAAAGTATCAACTAAGAGTCGGATCGGCCCTGGTCGGAGCGCTGCGACCCCTACACCTGCGGACACGTCTGGGCAACCCCTCGCCCCTGTGAGAAGTCTGTGGGTTCTCTTTAATATTTCCATAATTTGTGAAATTCCTGCTGTCCTATAACAGGACACTCGCTAGTAGCGTTCCCCAACCAAGCAACGACAACAACCCGCCAAACGTCACCTTGGGCATCGGGTCTTTAAACGAAAACATCTAATCGCTCGCCTAACGCAACTCACGTTGAGTAAGTGAACAGTCCTCGTAACTAGTGGTTACCTAAGTCCGGTAGGAGACACGCGCGCATGAGCATCGCCCCAAACCCCGCTTTCATCCAGGCGCTACAAGACGCCATCCGACGTGACGGGTCCGTACCTGCGCTGCGCGAGGCAGACGCGGCTCTCCGGCGATACCGGGAAGCGTTGAACGACTGGCAGCGCACCCCCGGCGTCTGGCGGCAGGCCGAATACATGCAGCACGAGCGGAAGTACGACCAGCTCGCCGCCGACCTCAACCGCCTAGAACTCAACTGGTCCGCTGCGTTGACTCGCCAGAAGCCTTACGTCCCGGTTTATCGGCGCGTAACGCCTACCCAACTCATCGTCGGGGGTATCGTCGCGGCTGTGGTGCTAACCATGTTCGTCCTGTTCATTGTGCAATTAGCGACTAATCCGCTCAGGTGAAGTTGACGGATAATGATTAAGGTGCTTACTGTGTACGCACCACATACCCGAAACAACGAAAACGAAGGGGTACCGAAATGGGTAAGCGGGTAACCGTCACACTGTTCGATGACTACGAGCCGGAACTGGAAGCCGAGGTTGAACGTGACTTCGGCGTCGGAGGAGTCAACTACCACCTGGACCTGTCCGAGAAGAACGCTAAGCAGTTCGACAAGGACATGGAGAAATGGCTGGCGGTCGCCTCGCGGGTCGGCAAGGAATCCGGACGCAAGCGTTCTAGCAGCAAGAACACGTTTTCCGGCGGGGAGCCGGGCTTGCCGCTCGCAGACGTTCGCAAGTGGGCGCAGCTCAACGGGCACGAAGTGTCCGACCGTGGCCGCGTCTCCGCGCAGATCGTGCGGGACTGGAAAGCCGCGGGCTCACCTACCGGCGACGAAATCAAGGAAGCCGCTGCACCGGCCAAGAAAGCCGCGCCAGCTAAGAAAGCTGCACCGGCACCGAAGAAAGACGACCCGCAGTTTTCAGCCGCCGGGCAGTCTTAACGGCAACACGGACCGCTGGCCCCGGCTGGACGCTCTCTTGGGAGGGGGAGCGCCAACCGGGGCTAGCTTGCTTTAAAAGGGGGGGAATATGGCCGAGATTAGGCCACTGATCATTGGCGAGATTGGATCGTTTGCCCACGGCCTAAACCGTGAGGACTCCGACCATGACTACATCGGCATCTACGCCGATCCACCAGAGGCGCTAATCGGCCTTAAGCCGCCGGTCGGAGCTGTACGTCAGCGCGATAAGCCCGAAGGTGTCAAGAGTGAGGCCGGGGACTCCGAGACGCAGTTTTACGGTCTGCGTAAATATGTGAGCCTCGTTTGCCAGGGCAACCCTACGGTTATGACCCTGCTGTTCACCCCTAATCTGATCTTCCCTGACATGATCAGGCTGCAAGAGAACCGGCAGCTATTCCTTAGCAAGCGCCTAGCAGCCCGGCACATGGGATACGCAGACTCAATGTCTGCCCGGCTGACCGGCGAACGCGCGCCGCGCACCAACCGGCCCGAGCTAATCGAGGCCCACGGCTACGACACTAAGGCCGCCTTCCATGCGCTGCGCCTGCTTATGCAGGGCCACGAAATGCTGGTCAGCCAGGAAATGCAGATGCCAATGATGGAGCTGAGGCGGGACTACCTGCTCAGCATCCGCAACGGCGAGGTCGCCCAGGAGCAAGTGCTAGAGGACATTCGGGACTGGCGCGACATGATCCAACGCGCGGAGGCTACGACCTCCTTGCCAGACGAACCTAACCGGGCCAAGATCGACCAATGGTTAATCGACACGCACGCGCGCTTGTGGGGCTTGCAGCCCTCGCACTCAGCGTCCTAGCCGCGCCGCAAGCCGCCGCCGCGCCGCAGGACGACTACGAGTTCTGCACCTACCTAACGGACCAGACGGGCCGCAACGTGAACTGCAACATGGTTGTACCCATCGCTAAGTCGCGGTGCGACCAACTGACGGGCGGCGCGCAGTGGCGCGACATAGTGGCCGACGACACCGGCCTGCTAGGGGACAAGGCCCTCGCGGTCGGCATCCTTAGCGGCGCGGTCGCCTTCTACTGCCCCCAGCACGAGCCTGCGATATACGCGACAGGAGCCTAAGTGTCATGAGTGAGTTCGCCGTCTGGCTGACTATCGCCGTAGTGGTAGTCCTAGTGGTCAAAGTCGTGTGGCCGCTTCTGCTAGGCGTAACGCTGGTCTGGCTGGCTTACCTCATCGCGCGGAAGATCGTCGCGCGGCAGGACGCTCAGGCCGCAGAAAGGGCCAAGCGGGACCAGGCGCTCATCGAGCGGGCCGACTGGCAACACGAACGGACCCTGGCCGGATTCGAGGACGGCATATACGGCAAGTTCCCCCCGGCCAAGATCGACCAGCCGGAGCCAGCCGAGCCGCAAGGCGCAGTGATGGTGATATCCAGCCGGTCGCCCGACGACTGCAACTGCGGATACTGCTAGAGACACAAAAAGACGGGCACCCGCGCTCAACCCCAGGGGAAAGAGGGGAGCGCGAGTGCCCGAGTCTATTTAAGCCGCCAATGGCGTCCGTTCCTGCCGTAGTTCCTTAAGTCGCTTAATGTCGTCATGGCGGTAACCACTCCACGTCCACGTAGCGCCATCGCCGCAATCCACAATCACGATTGGGAATGACGTGTGACCATCCGCCCTAAACTGCTCGATCTGCGCATCAGAAGCGACTACCGCCGTAAACGGGATAGTCTGCTTCTTAAGCGCGAGCTTCGTTGCCATGCAGCTCGTGCAAGCGGTCTCCGGTGAGTAAACCGTTACTTCCAAATGTCCAATTCCTTATCTAGTCCACGCTCGCGCATCCAGCGGTCGCGGAACTCAAGGAATGACACATGCGGTTCAAACACCCAACCAAGTGCCGCCGCCTTAAGCTCATGCCTGCGATGCCACTCCGTGTCAGCCAACACGTACGCGAAATAACACTGATCGCGGTAAAGCAGACGCGTAACCCGCTCATCCAGGTACGCAATCCGCTTCCGCATGTCGTCTGATTCAGCTTTGTTAATAGCGCGCTGGGCACGGAGGAAACGCCCCACCGGCCCTAGCGCCCTACTAAACGACTCAAAGGTGCCCGCCAGGAAACGAACGATCATATAAACGCCGAACACTAAGCTGGCAATAACTGCAAGCTCAGGCCAGTTAGTGACCAGCACCCCAATCCAGTCGCCCGTCTCCGGCATGGCTATGACTTCTCAATAAATGGTGGGTATTCGACAGGCGGGTCAATCATGTCCAGCCCATCAATTACCGCAGCCACATTGGGCTTAGCGAGGTAGACGCTCACACCCGTCAGGAAGGCCGTCACAGTCGCCACTACAGCCGCAACACCTACCGGTAGACCGGCCACAGGCAACGCCACTAGCAGTACCAACAGGGCAGCCGCGAACCCCGCAATTGACTTCCGAATCTCGCTTGGCTTGTGCCCGAGAATCTTCATTACTCACCGTCCTTCACGTCCTTAGTGTCATCACTCTTAGGCCCCGGCTTGGGCGCATTCTTCGCCTGCGCGTTCTGTGCCCGTACAAGAGCCTTAACGTCGGCATTCGACGCCATGAAGGCCGCTGGCTTAGGTGCCAGCTCCTTAAGCGCCCCCAATACCTGCGTTAGCTTGTCGCCGCCGATATCCCGCACGTCCGCGTCCACATTGAAAGCCGCCAGTGGATGCAACCGCTGACCCGATAGGGCCGACGTAACAGCACCCACCGTGTGAACCCACGTGTCCTTATTGACCGCGACCTTCACAACGATCTTCTTTAGCTGGCCCCGGTCCGCTGCGTGCTTAGCCCATGCGTAATTGCGCCGGAAATGCTTATCGACCTTTCCCCCACGCACCGCCAATAGCGTTACCTCATCGCCTGCAAAATTCTCATCGCTCAGAAACGCGACCTGCTCGTCATAAATCAACATCAATCATTCTCCTAAACGCGAGCCGGGACGCGGCCCGACCAATCTTTAACGTGCTGAACCGCAAGGTCGATATACGACCACCACGGCTGATCTGGAATCGGAAACTCGTACGTGATATGTGGCTCAGTCGGCGGATTAGCCGCGATGAACTTAATGCCGGTAATCGCCGCCTTAATAGCGGCAGCCAGCCCGGCGTCAGTCGTCGGCTTATTCAGGACGCCCGCGAGGACACCCAGCAGCACAGCAGGGATCAGACCCGCACCGAGACCGCCCACAATTCCCGGCAGCCCGCCCAGGTCGTCAACGATTGCCAGCGCGTTCTTAATGAACGCCTGCACCAGGCCCAAGGGGTCACCCAGGCCAATGCTCGTCGCAATCTCGTAGACGCTGGTCTCAATCTCGCCCGACTTATCGTCCGGACACGTCGTATAGAGGTCGCCCGGCTTCGCGCACTCAAGCCAACAGACCGGCATGTCCTTAAGGCGAACGGTGGCAATGCCCTGCCCGCCGGGATCAGACCCGCCGTAGTACGTGTGGCCCTTCTGGCGACACGGATTGCCAATGCCGAACCCGCCCACAAAGTTCTTCCGCAGATGCACCAAACGGCCACCCGGCAGCAACTCCATGTAAACGCGACTAGCGGCCTCCGCACCCTGCGAGTAGCCCCCAAGTAGGAACGTCCGGTTTGGATGCGCCAGCAGCCACGCCACCGCCCATTCCACAGCGATTGCGACCGATTCCTTGTACGACGGAGACTGAACGTCACCACCGACCGGGCCGAAACTCCACGGAGACTGCACCGGAATTTCCTCGACCACGCCAGAGCAGCGCTGCGCCACCCACGACGGGTAACCAGTGCCCGGCGCGGCCCACGTCCCCGAGAACGTCAGCAGCGCGTGCAGCGGCTCAGCCTCAGCCAGCCCCAACGCAACTAGGTCAGCGTCACTAACAACGCCGTCCCGTACCTGGCCGGTCCGCCGCTCGTATTCCATCTGAACGTCACGGTCCGGATAGCCGAAATAGCCGTCGACCTTAAGCGGAGTTCCGTCCTTCTCGCGCGAGTAGGAGGAGAAACGCTTGTTCATCGTCCGGACCCACTGGTTAACTAGCTCGCCCTGCGAGCCGACCTTAAGCGGCATCGAGCTTCTTAGCCCACGCCGCAATGGAATCGCGCACCGACATGCGCTTACCGTCCGGACCGTTCGGTGCCCACGACGGGTGACCATCGCTGCTTAGCTGCGCCCGAATCTCCTTAACGTCGGCACTAATCTGCTCAAGCAACTGCCGATCAGTAGCCACTACAACCACGTCCTTTCCTTCGGGCTTGAACCCGTTATCCACCAACTTGCCCAATGTGACCGGCCCGACAATGCCGTCAGCCAAAACGCCAACCCGCTTCTGAAACTCGACAACCACAGCCTTAGTCGCCGGTCCGAAATCGCCGTCGACCTCAAGCCGCGAATAGCTCTTAAAGTTGTCGTTAAAGAACTGCTGCAAACGCTTAACCCGGTCGCCCGAGTCGCCCTCTTCCGCGTAAATGTCATCCACACCCGCCGGAGGCTCAACAACCCCGCCGCCGCCAGACCAGATACCGAGATACCCGTTCTGCAACTTGGTAGCGAAAGCCGCATTCCGCGCGTCACCCTCGCCGTAGTTAAGCTGGAAGTGCATCGGGTCTTTAGGCGAGTTCCAGTCCTGCCCCCACCAGATCGTCCCCTCAAACAGCTTTAGGCCCTCACGAACCTTGTTAATCTCCGCCTGAGTGAACCCCGAATACGACACCCGAAAGGCGTGGTCGGACCAGTTAAGGTCTACAGCCGTACCTGACAGGTGGTTAGAGTTCGCAACGTCATTAGTCGGCGTCCACGCGCCCTCATCGGAGAACCCGCGAGCGTTATTCAACGACTCAACATTCCGGTGGAACCACGCCACCCAACCCTTAAGGATCAGGTTGGCAACACCCTTCCGGATGGGCAACACCAGCGAAGTGCCCGGCACCGCCCCCCGGTCAAGCTCGTTAGCGTCACACATACGCCAACCGTTCTCCGAATACCAGTTTCCATACCTGCTAACAAAAGCCATCTGCTAAATACCGTCCTTAGCCCACCAGTCATAGAAACACGCACCACGAGCAGCCAGAGACGAAATCCAAGAGAACCCCGTATAGCGGAAACCGTCACCAATAGGCAGCGATTCAGTCTCGTCAGTCCACGTCAAAAGAGGCGTAGTCCCGTTATTGCGGAACGCCGTAATCTGCCGCGCAGCGTGATTAAACTTGATTAGCGCGTTATTGCCGTTGTCCGAGTTCGCGTCAACACTGGCCTTAATCTCATAGTCATCACCCTGCGGCGAATGCCCGACCACGATGTGCCACTTGTTATTAGAAATGCCCGTCTCAAACTGAACCCCAAGCCATGAAGTCATGTTGTAGTCCGACGCCAAAACGACCGTCGACTTACCGGCACCCGCGTTAACAATGTTGACGTTGACGGTCACCGAATCCAAGTTCAGCGGCGCAAACCACAACACCGACGCCCGGTCAAAGAACACAAAGTCCGGACCGATAGCGCGCTTAGGATGCAGCGAAATCCAGTCGTCGTAAATCGCGGCCTTGCCGCCAACCTTGCGCCACCGAGGCCCAAGGATCGTCCGCTGCATATCGTCCGCGTAAAGCAGCGCCGTATCCGAAACATCAGTCGCGGGCGCATCCGGAAACCGGACCTCCCGCCGCGTGACCGTCCCATAACGAACCATCACCGGCACACCGGTCTCATCCGGCGTCACGAACAGCTCAAACCCCGCGCCATGCGGAATGAACTCAATCTCCGTTGGCTCAGCCTCAAACAGCAACAGCTCCGGCTTAACCAACCCCTCAAGGGTCGCAATCACCGCGCCCGTCGACTCGTAAAACACCACGTAAGCGGTGCCCGACTCCGGCCAGTAATCGCCCGGCTTACCGCGCAACTCGTACTTAAATCCCGACCCCCGCGACATGGGGATCGTGCTCAAAACAGCTTCGTGCTTCACCTAGAGCACCCGCCCCAGGTGAAACCGCACGAAAGCCTCGGAAGCCGCCAGCCAGTTCCAAAACCGATGCTTGAAAGTGGGATGGTCAACACTGCGGTCGCCGCAAGCAACGCAGCGAACCTCCGGCTCCCCCGCGTGATCCATAATCATTGGACCCCCTCTATTTAGTTATTAAGCGGCCTTAGCGCACCGCCACCGCCTTAGGTACCGGCGCGACCTGAACCCACCTATCAGCAGGGGCCACCGCCACGGACCTATCCGAATCGCCAACCGAAACCACGCGCTCAACCTCAGGCACACCAACAAATCGGTTCTCGCCCCCGGCGCTAATTAGGCGCAGCTCGCCCTTAACCTCCACTAAGCGCGGATTCTCAGGCACAACCGCGTGCCGATCATGGAAAGGCACCACCACAATTTCGCGGATCGAACCGAAATAAACCGACGCGTTAGCGACCAGCTCCAAAACGGCATCAATACCGAAACTCGCAGACAAATCGCCGTCCGTAACAGCGCTAAGCGACAAGTCGGCATCCACGTACTGCGTGCGCTGCGCCGCCGCCGTAGTCGTCACCACCACAGCCAAGCCGGAGCCAGCGACCGGACCCGACGAAGCGTCAGCCGTGCCAACCACCACCACAGGCAGGTCCGCGCCGGTAAGAGCATTCCGCTCCCCGACCGCGACGAACGTTGCGTTAACCACCAGGTTCGCCCGCACCGTGCCCTCGTAAAGCATCGCTGCCGTAGGCGACACCACAGCCTCAAGATCAGCGGCCACGTCCTGGCCCTGCGACATTTCACCCGTAGGCGTAACCCCGACCGCCAGCACCCCGCCAATCCCCTGCAACTGGGAAAGCTCAGCCCACATATCAGCGACCACCGGCAGCTCCGCGTCAGCCACACTGAACTCCGTCACGTCGGCCCACGTATCCGCCGTCAACGACAGCACCGCAATTCCGTTCAGGGTTTTCATCCCCGAAGCCGTGAAAGCCACGTCTAGGAACAGATCGGTGTTGGTGAACGCGTCATACCGGGCCACGTCGTCTGGGTCCGCAGAGACGCTTAGAGACGCCTCTATGGCCTGCCCATGCGACACCGCCGACACAGGAACCGCATCCACAGCCAAAAACGCCTGAGCTACAGCGAGCAGCGTGGCAGACGCCTCTGTGGACACCGCCACCGCAAGCGCGGCCTGGCCCTCATAGTCGGTACCTACGTGATACGCGTAGAAGAACACACGCCCAGCGCCACCAGCACCACCATCTGAGCCAGTGCCAAACAGCGTGCCACCGCCGCCTTCACCACCGCCGCCGGGAGCATTGCCCGCCACGCCATTACCACTCGGGTTATTCGACGCGCCAGCTTGAGCACCACCCGTATACGTCTGGCCGTTAAAGATCAGATTCCCCGGCGACTTACCGTAAGTAAGGCTGCCCCCAGTAGTGTTAATCCCAGAGCCGCCAGCTCCACCGGCAGCCGAAAGGCTAAGCCCAGACGCTAACGCAGTTGATTGATTGCCCGCACTGCCGGGAGCGTTGCCGCTCGAAAGCGTGGTATCGCCACCCGCGCCGCCCGTCCCGACAACGCCCGTAATCTGCGTGACACCCGATGGGATATCCACCCCACGTTTGACGGTTACCGACTGCCAGGTGCCAGCGTTACCGCCCTGCCCATCGCCGTTACCGACGTTAGCGCCACCAGCGCCGCCGCCACCGCCGCCAATCGCAACAATGTCAACATGTGTGGCCCACGACGGAATGTTGTACGTATACGCGCCCGTCGCCGAAATCGTCGTCAGCTCACCAGGGTTCTCCGGTTCGCCGCCCGCCGCAGGCAACAGGCGAACCGCAGCCGCCGCATACTGGTCACCCGAAGTCGTGCGCGTACCACTGAACGCAACCAACGCCGCGCCCGGTGCATCGCCGAAAACTCCGTAAGCGCCGCCGCCAGAATCAGTGGCGTTAACAATCTGCCGCTGCGTGCCACCGCCGGTAGCCGACCAACTGGTAACCGTGCCCAATAGAGTCACGAAAGCCTGGGCGACAACCTCGCCCACCGCTGCCGAGACCGTCATTCCAAGCCCGGCCCCCGAGCCAGTCCCGTAAGTCGCACTAGCAGCCCCGAAGCTCGCCACCCCGGTATACGACATAGCCGCCGCTCGCAGCGACCACGTGTTGTTCGTCTTAGAGAACGCGACAGTCTGCACACCAGTAGGCGGGTTAAGCATCCCGAAGAACGCCACGCCACCGAAAGTGCCTGCGTTAGTGCCGATATGACCCAACAGGGTCATAGCCGAGCCGCCGTAGGTGCAGGTCAAGCCCTCGGAATCGCCATTGCCCCAAGGCTGTTCATTGCTCGGCCCGCACCCACCGACGACCATAACGATTACAGCCCGGTTAGAGCCGTTAGCCGTATGCGTAACAGAAGCGGTCCGCCCAGAAGCGGTGATGCCCCCAACAGTGGCCGCGTTGAACGCGATAGCCATTTAAGCCGCCAAAGCGCCCAGCGACAGCCCGCACGTAGTAAGCGTCAACGTGTCACCCGACTGCACATTCTTAGACGCAGCCAGAACAGCCGACCACAGAAAGTTCCCGCCAGTCGACGCATCCCACACGCTGATATGCGTAATCGTCTCCGTGGCCGTCATCGTCCACGATGGGTTAGTGCCCGTAAGTGCGATAGCGCCTGAAGCCGGAGCCGCGAAAGTCGCAAGCGCCCGCGTCGTCACCGCCGAAAGGTTCGCAGTACCCGCCCCGCCGGGATCGCCCTTATGAAGCTGAATGTAAATCCCACTAGGCGCAGTGAAAGCCGTGCCCCGCAGGATGCCAAGCCACTTATTCGCCAGGTTGACCGTGTGAATCCCGACCGTCATTACTGTCCTCCATATTTAGTTGTGTATTAGCCGGAGTGACCTCCGCAGAAGCGAAAGCCACCAGAGTAAAAACCGGATTCGTCACTACTTCTCCTTAATCTCAATCGTGATCGACCGGTCACCCTCACGCCCGCCATTAGTAACGACATGCACGCTAATGTCGTACCGCTGACCAGCCGCGCCGCCAGAAACCCAAATGGTCGTAGAACTAACCGTGAAAGAACTGGAATCAACCGTGATGCCAGAAGCCGGAGTAGCCGTAACTTCGGTGATCGTGTCACCCGAAGCCAGCCACTCCGACCAATCAATCGTGTAGTCCAAAACTTCATCTGGGTCTTGCGTGAACTTCTTAAGTGACACTTAGCCCCCCTTTCTCGGCCCTAGCGCGCTTAAGGGTTGCTTCGACAATCTGCTCACGAAACTGTGCGCTCTCCGAAAGGACCGGCTTTTTAACAGACGGCTTCTGGCGCACATTGTCAGGGACCGCCGCCGTGCCCTTATCTGGCACGTAGACGCCCATCCTGCTTAGTTGTCCTGAATCACCCAATTGTCTACCTGCCCCCCATTAACGCCACTGACGCGCTGAATCTGAATCTGGAAATACCGGAACTGGACACCCTTATCTAGCAAGTTGGCACTGTCCGTCCATGACAGCCCGATAGGCTGATCGTTAAGCAACACGTTGTACGTCTTAGACGCCGGGTCATACGTAAATGTGTACTTCCCCGCGTTGTTAGTCCGAAGCACCTGCGCGCGCACCGTCACGGTCGTGCCAATTAACGTCTGAATAGACACGCCCGAAGCGCCAATCGCCAGCACCGCAGACACGTTGTTATTACGGCCACCCGCGCACATGAAATACACCTGGCCCGTACCGCCCAGATTTGAAACCTCAGCCGTCAGCTTGAACTTGTCCGTAGCTAGCGGATGGATATACAAAGCCTGCTGGAAACCGTTAGTGGTCCCGCCATACGAAAGCTTGTTAGCGGTAATGACCAGATCGCCGTTATCGGCCTTGCTGTGGTTCCACAAGTAGCCCAGCTCGGGACGGTTAAAGTCGTCAGCCCACGTGCGAGCCTCAGGAATGTCAGTTTCCTCAGCCGCCAACATCAGCCACGGCGTGATACCCGACGTAGAGATAATTGCAGCGGACTCCGCAGCCGTGTACGCCGTCTTATTGGTATCGGTCGCGGTAGTTGTTTCCCACTGAATCTCCGGAACACCAGTGCCCCACGCAAGGCCACGCAAACGCGGCACAACGCTAGGACTCGACGTGTTCTTAATCCGCAGTAGGTACCGCTCGCCCCGGCGCGCAACGATCCGGAAGTCCGTCCACTGCAACACCAAAAGCTTGCTCGTACTGGTGATGTTCGCCGAGATATCAGTCTGAGTCAGCCGGTCCAAACTGCCGCCAGGCTGCTCCCGGTAAACCTCGAAATAGACCGTCCCAGCCGGGACCGGCGTCGTGTCCGCAAAAATCACCATGCCGAACTTGGAGAACACCGTGTCCTCAGACACCGTGACGAACCCGCCCAAGCTGCCGTTCTGCTCACAAGCCCAGAACGGCGCGATTGCGTAAGCGTCGTCAGTCGACCCACGAATCTCGTGCGAGTGCGCAGTACCCGCCGTAGCAGGCCCGACCGTCTCCGCATAGACCGTGAAATCGGAATGCAGGATCGCCGGATACGTCACCGCCGAAATCGGGTAGGCCGACGCCCAAGCAGGCTGCCGCTGCACCGCGCTCGTAGACGAAATCGTTAGGTTCTGCTGAGTAATCTGGTCGGTCTCAACACCCTCGCGGTAACCCGTAAGGATCGACACCAGATCAGCAATGCCAGCACCCACCAACGGGATACCGCGAATAGCGCCAACGATGCCCTCAATGACCTGCTGAATCGTGTTGTTAATCCCGTTAAGCGCAGCCTGTAGGCCCGACACAAGCGTCTGTGGGATAGACCCGATCACCGATGCCGCGTTATTCCACAGATCGTCAACCAAGTCGGCCAGCCACCCCAGCGCATTACTGATATCGGTGACCAACCCCGCCATATATGTGGAAAGTGTCGCTAACGTTCCACCCGCAGCGCCAGTTACGGCCTGAATGATCTGCTCAAGCAGATTGCCGATGGTCTGAAAACCACCCATGATCGTGTTAAAGAAGAACTGCAATGCAGGGTCCAACGGATTGCCCGCCGCCTGCACCGCCGCCCGATGCTCAGCCTCAACGTTCTCCTGCGTCCGCTGCGCAAGCGCCTTAACAGTGTTCTGGATTACATACTTCGGGTCGTCTAGACCAGCTTCACCACTAGGCAGACCCGCCATCGACCGCCTCCGCTTCCGGAGTTACCTCCCGGTCCGCGCGCTCAGCCAAACGGCTCTCCATACGCGCCCGCGCCTCACTAAGACGCTCAATCTTGCTAAGCAAGTCCTTAGTCGCCTCTTCAAGCGCTTCCTGGTGCTTCTCCGGAGTCACCGACGCAACCTTGGCCGCGATCTGCGGGAACTCCTCAACCGCCATCTGGGCAACGTCGCCCATAATGTCCTCAGGCTTAATATCCGTGCTGCCCCACGCCTCAAAGTTGCGCGTCGGCCCGGTCCGAGGACTAACCCACTTGACCTGCTTATCCTCATGCCAACGGAAACCGAAATCCCAAAGCATCTGCGACAAGCCCGCGAAACACTTAGCGGGAATCAAAGGCTGATTCGGGTAACGCTCGCCGCGAGGGTCAGGTACCCCCGCAGCGAACGCCCACGCCGCAAACTGTTCCGGATTCTCCATGTCGCATTCGTTCTGCGATAGCATTACTTATCTCCCCCTAAGTCGGATTAACCCTGCACAAGGTGAACACCGACGTTGTTAATTGCATCTAGGAACTTCTTCGATAGCCGCGCCAGGCGCTCACCGACGCTCATGTTCCGCTGCGACTTACCGGCCTTAATGACCCACGCGTACGGCTGTCCGTCGCCGGAGTTATCCCACTCCGCAACCATTTCCTCGACCTGGTTAACCCAAACAATGTCCTGCACGCCCGGCGAATCCACCGTCGTACCGATCCGGTGACCGATATCGAAATGCAGACCAGGAATAGCCCACGAATCGTGCAGCGCCACCAGGTGAGTCGTCTCAGACTTACCGACTAGGAACCCACCACGAAGCGCGCTAAGCGCAGCCAGGGACCAAGAGTTATTCTCGGCACCGGCCTGATACAGCTCCCAGTAGTGCATCCAGCCAAGCGCGTTAGCCCGCCCGGTGTTCTTCCATTGCAGCCAGGCCGCGATAGTTCCCACCAGGAACGGCATAATCACGTCAGCCGCGATACTGCCCAAGCCGGAGAACCCAGCCAATAGGAAATAGCCGATAAGCGCGCCAGTCGTCTCAATGATCAGCTTTGCAATGGCGTCCGCCGCCGGGTTATCACCACCCACAACAACGGATACGTTCTTAGACGGACCCCACGACATGTCAGACGACGTAATCGGCGTCCACTCACTGTCACGGATAACTAGCCACGGCTGCTTAGCGATAGTGCCCAACCAACCGGACTGGTAATACTCGTCCGGATGCAGAGTCGAGTCCTCCCCGACCTGGTTAAACACATCCTCAACAAACCCGCCGCCATACGTGATCAGCGACCGCGCGAAACCGTCAATGACCGTGCCCGACAGGAACGTGCCATCGAAAGCGTGCGCGTTAGAGTTATCGACAACCTCGAACACCAGCGCGCCGTTCTTAACGCGCGTACCGTCCGCAATGCCCATCAGGCCGTCCGCGACCTCGCCATCGTCCGTAAGGACTCGGCGGTACGTCATCGTGAGCTGGCAATCGTCCAGCGCATCAGCGATAACCGCGTCCACCGGATTCATACGCGCAGACAGGAACGTCCACATAGACGAGTCGTCCACCAGCCACGGCGAACCCTTGATATGAACCTGCCAGTCGGACCAATCAAGAATCTGGTCCCACTCCTCAGGGTCAAACGGGTCGTCCGGCAATTCCCAAAGGTTCCCCTCGACCCTTAGCAGGTTAAGGAGAATAAGCATTGAGATAGCCCATTTACTAGGGCCAGCCAGCATGAACATGCGTGGGAACTGAAATACCGGAATCGGCAAGAACGGATTAGGAGGGCACAGTAGGTATTGCAAATACGTCAGGTCGTCCTGAAACGTCATTTCAAAATACTTAGCGCCGTCCTCAGTGGTCTTAATGTTCCACTTATCCAGCAACCCCGACCAGCGCTTAGCGCCGCCGTAAAAATCTACCGTGATCATTACGTTCTTCTGGTAACGCTCATCCTGCGGCAACCGCTTAAGGAACAGAGCGATGTAATGATCGTCTCGGATTTGCAACACGCCCTGCGTGGCCGTGTTGTTCTTAAATGGGAACGAACCCTTAATGGTGTCCGTAAAGTCGACCCGCCCGACACAGACAGCGCCATGACTATTCTCAGGGTCGTTAATCCAAATACGGATTAGCGGGTGCGCCTTCCGCATCGACTCGTGCCGACCACGGTAGTAATCGCAAGACTTGTCAATATCCCAAAGGTCACTGTCCTGCCACATTTAATGCACCGTCCGAATCACATGCGGACGCGACCACGGACGCGAATACCACTTAGGGACGGTTAGCTTGAAAGCGCCGCCATTCTCAGACCCCGGCTCAGTCGGCTTAGCCTTGAACCCAACCGGCAGCTCACCGCTCTTGCCCGGCATCAGCGGGTACAGCAGATCGTTGCCCTTCCACCTGTGCTGAACAGGCGCATCATTAGCGGCCACAATCGTCTGGACACGCGGGTCTGAATCAACCGTGATGCTCTCGCCCTGCTTAAGCTCAGGCAGCACCAGCGTTCGGCCACGGTCCATTTCGCCCCGCGCGTACATGTCGTTTTCCCACGAGAAATCGGGAAGCGTCCACGTACCAGGCGCGGTAAACGTCCACCGCAGCCACACCGGCACGTCACCGTTATTGGCAACAAACACCGTCGTGCGGTCCGCAAGGTTCGGCGTTTTCCAGATGAAAACGTCCGGCTCGCTCACCCAATACGGGAACTCAGCGACCGTCGTCATCATCACTTCGCAGTCGCCCGTAAGGAATGGGTCTTTCGCCCCGTAAGCCTTAGGCTCCTCTAGCAGCCGGAGCTTAAGGCTCCGAATGCCGTCGCTAGTCTCGACAGTTAGCGTGCATTCCTGGTCGTAATCCCAGGCCCAACGCCAACGTGAATCGACCGTGGCCCACGTATCAGGATCAAAGCCCTCATGCCCAACCTGGACAGAGAAAATGACCTCGCGCCGACGCACACGCTTACCGGCGTACTGCTCACCAAAAGGGCCGGGCGTCCACAAAGTCTTAACCGGCGCATCAATAAGATTCTGGACATTCGGGGAAAGGGTGACACCCTCTCGACCCGCGCCAGCGCCCGACAAGCACCAGGTAGAACCATCCCGACCCGTCAAAGTAATCTTGACGTAATCGCTCACTATTCAGTTGTCTTTCTAACAGGAAAGCCCCGCCCGGCCACCGGAGTAATACCGGCATTCGAGCGGGGCTAACCCGTCGTTAGAGTGTTTACTTCATCGGCAGGAATGGAACCTGCGTCTGAGCTTCACGCCTCTGCTGACCCTGATAGAACTGGTCATAAGAAGCCGTGTGGATATCGCCGTAGTTGTTAACCACAGCCGGTCCACCCAGACCGCCACCCTGAGGCTGCTGAGGCAGCACCGGAGCGCCATACGCGTTAGGTGACGAACCACCAGACAGCGTGCCCACCAGCAAGCTCGACAGAATGTTGACAGCGCCGCTAGCGACCTGCCCCGCAATCTGCGCGCCAGCCTGAATACCAGCACCAGCCGCACCACCGGCAGCACCAGCTCCCGGCGCAGCCGCACCCGCCGCGCCAGCGCCCATAGACGCTGCCGTGGCAATCAAGCTGCCCACATGCGTAAACCCTGACTGAATACCCTTGCTCAAGGCAGGGTTGTTGTGGTCAAGGTTCGTCGGCGCGGCCCCCGCAACAGAACGCGGATCAACGCCCGGCGTAGCACCCTCCGGCGCAGCCGCACCCGGCAACTGCCCGCTCGACCCGGCGTTAGTGCCAGACAGCGCGCTACCAAGCCCACCAAGCGCCTGCTCTGCCGTCTCCGTAGGGACAACAGGCTCAACCGGTGGAGGCGGCGCAGCCGGATCGGCAGGCGCACCATTCGGCGCAGCCGTCGCAACTGGCGGCGGTGGAGCTGGCTGAGGCGTCGGCAACGGCGTCACCGGAGGCAACGGCATACCACCAGGCGCGAAGCCCGGCAGCATCGACGGATCAATCCGCCCCGAGTTAATAGCCTCAAAGAAGCCCCGACCGTACTTAGCGACCGAATCCGCACGAGTGATGAACTCACCGTTACTAACCCGCGCCAGCATCGAATCCGAGCGGCCCGTACCGGCACCACTCAGGAACCCACCACTAGCGAAGCTAGGCAACGGGAAGTACGCCCAGTTCGTGAACTGCGGATCGTTATAACCCGAAGCCCCCGACCCAACCGCAATCGGCTTGTCGTACGTGCTCGACTCAATGTTCCGACCATCAGGCAGCGTTGCCGCCGTATGCGCAGCATTCCAACCAATCCGGTACGTACCCGGTGGAGCCTGAGAAGGATCACTAATGATCACGCCACCCTTAGCCGGAATGGACTGAGCGAACCCGCCAGTACCACCCGTACGACCCGAGAACGGCTTACCGTTAAGCGCGTCGGCAACGTACATCACCAGACCCGAGCAGTCAGTGCCATCAAGGCCACCACCACCCCACACATACGGCTTGCCAGCCATAAGCTCAGCCATATTCGCCGCACGCTGCGCAGCCGGAGATACCGACGCGCCGTTAAGCGTGCCCACGAACGGATACTGAGTCTGCAAATCAGTCGGGTAACCGTCAATGATCTGCTGAACCTGAGGGTCAGCGTCACGTGGCTTATTGTTCTTATCGTCGTTACTTCCGGTTAGCCCCGTAAAGATGCGCTTACCGATATTGAAGTACGTCGGATCAATGCCAAAGAAGCCCAGCACCGCGCTAAGCAGAATCTCACCGATCTGCTCCAAGATGCCTACCGGCTGCAACTCCTTAGGTAGACCAGCCAAGCCCATCGGGTCGTTCGCACTAGGCGTCAGACCTGGATTCGGGACACTGCCCGGCATACCCGCCTGAGGCGTAAGCCCCGGCAGAGCCAAACCAGCAACAGTCGGCGTGCCCGGCCCCGGCGCAGCTCCCGTCAAATGCGGGATGCCGTTACCCGGCCCTGGCGAACCACCCAGGCCGTGAGCAGGGTACGCAGGCGAACGCGGATCAGTCGGCGGCACATTAGGCCCGCTCGACTCGCCCTTGTCGCCGTCGACACCTGGCTTAAGCGGACGCTGAGTCGCTGACGCTGGCGCAGCACCGTACTTGCCGGTAGACGGATCGTAGAGACCAGGATTCGCAAGGTCCGGAAGCGGAATAACCGGCTTAGGCAGCATGTCCAACGGCGTCGGCGCATCGAACGCCCCCGGCGGCGCAGCCGGAACCGGAGGCAACGGCTTAGGCGCAAACCCACTGATCGGCAACGGATTCGGGTCAAACGGACTACCGACCAGACCACCACCGTCGAAACCAGGCAGCATGGACGGATCAATCTCACCCTTGTTAAGAGCGTGAAAGAACTCCTGTCCGTACTTAGCCACAGAATCGGCGCGAGTGATGAACTCGCCGTTAGACACCCGAGCCAGAATCGAGTCACTACGACCCGTCCCCGGCCCACTGAACAAACCACCCGTAGCTGCCGTAGGCGCAGGCTGCAAGTACATACCCGCGCGGTCCGCGTCAAGGTGGATCACCGTGCCGTCAGCCAGCTCCTCGAACCGGCCACCGTTCTTCCGAATGTTCTCAACTAGGTCCGGATGGTTGCGCTGGATATCGCTGAAACGCATATCGACACGCACACCCGCCGCGCCCTGGCCCCCAGGCTCGTAGTACGGCGAAGGACTACCCAGACCCGCGAACGGGTTAGGCGTGCCCGGCTTAAACTGCGCCCGGCCAGTAACAGCCTCATTGTTGGACCGCACTTCCGCGCCAACCTGCAACGCGTGGTTGGTGTCGTCCATAACGAACCGGCTGATATTCGCACCCGCACGAGCACGCTGAGACAGACCCGGCGTGTCATCGTTACGCGACCCCGGCAGCCACGACAACGGATTGTTGTAGCCATACAGCAGATCGCTAAGCGAGAACGAAGCCCCCGACTTCTCAAACAGCTCCCGAGCCTGATTATCACCCGTAAGCGCCCGAGCCAGAACATCATTGTTGATCTGAGCTTCCGGCTTACGCTGCTTATTCAGCACTTCAAGGAACTTCGCGTCATCCTCACCAACGAACGCAGACAACGGCTTAGAGTTCAGCTCGTCAAGGATCGCCCGCCGAGCCGTCCCGATAACCTGGTCACGCGCAGCCTGATTCGTCGGCGTCAAAGCCTGCCCGAACAGCTCCCGGTTAATGTTGAACTCACTCTGAGCCAACCCCGGCAAGTCACGCGGCTTAGCGTCCGACTCGTTAGGATCAACGAAACCGCCAGCCCGGCCCAACTTCTCAGTCAAACCCTGCTGCGTCAACGACCCAGACAGCGCATCCATTTCGCCGCGCAACCGCGCAACCATGTCCGCGTGGTAAGCAGTCGACTCAGCGGCCTCCTGCTGCGCATTCACGTACTGGTTAAGCAACAGCGCAGCCACCGCGCTCACACCCACAGCGATAGGCCCACCAACAGCCATCAAGCTACTGAAACGCGAAGCCTTACCGTTAGCGCCGGAACTGCCATTACCAAACGCGTTCGACACCATGTCAAGCGCCTTAGTAAGGCCATCCAGCCCCGTCTTAACGCCCGTCAGGATCGGCTGGATAGTCCGCCAACCCAGCCACGCATACAAAATCGTCTGAATAAGACCAGGATGGTTCTTAAGCAGAGTCGCCGCCGTATTCAGGAACGGCAACAGCATGTTTGCCCACCGCTGAGCCGCGTCCTGCACATTCTTGAGAATGCCTGGAATCTGCTCCAACGTCGGACGCCACTTCTGAAACTCAGCCCGCGCCTCGTAGAAGATATCCTTAAGCTTCTGCTGCCCCTCGGCGCTCTTAAGGAAATCCGCTAGACGCTTCGAGCCGTCACTAAGCAGCTCAAGTAGGCCGCGTCCTCCCGTACCGGTGAACGCCTCGCTGACCGAGTTCATGATCGAACCGATATTCAGCAGAGTGTTACCCAGATCGGTTAGCGCCTTAAGGCCAGAGTCAATCCACTTATCAAGACGCCCATCGTCGTCAGCCGCAGTCACGAAGTTCTCAAACCGCGTCATCACATCGCCGAACGCGTCCGACAAACGCGGCAGCGAATCGGAGCTAGCCGCCGTCAGCCGCAACACCCCGCCCACCAACGGATCAATAGCCCGAGTGAGTAGGTTCTGCGCGTCCTCCGTGTTACCGAACAGCCGCTCTAGGAATCCCTGATTCTGACTGTCGCCCAGCGACGAGATAGCCGCACGCAGGTTGCCGTTAATGGCCCCTGCAATGCCCGTCAAGCCCTGTTCAAGCAGTGGCAGGCCCGTACCCGCCAAACCCTGGATATCGGACCCCAGATTGGCGAATAGCCGATCCTGCACAGCCATGCGCAGGTCCAGCCACGCACCACTGAGCGACCGCACCCGATTAACAAAGTCCTGAGCGTTCGGAGACAGGTTGCCCATAGCGTCCGCGAGCTTCTTCATCGCGGTAGAGCCGTCCGCAGCCGACTCAAGCGCCGAAGTCAAACGCTCCGTCGCCGCGACAACCGCGTCACTACCCTGAACGCCCTTAGCGTTAGCCTCCGCTACGTCCTCTTGTAGTCGCAGATTGCGCCGACGAGTCTCCGTAAGCTGGCCCTCAGCCCGCCGAATACCAAGCTGATCCTTCTGCATCTGCCACGCCGACTTGCCAACCTTGTCGTTAGCCTCAGCGATAGCCTCTTGCAGGTTCATCATCGCTTCCGCTTCATCCAGCGGGGCGTCACGGAGCTGCGCGTTCAAATCCTCAAGATTCCGGCGAGCATCCCGAATCGCGTTATTAAGCTCCCGCGTCGAATCCCGCACCGCACGGTTAGCGTCACGCTGCTGACGTGCAGACTCCACCGCGCTCTGCTGAGCCTGTGACTGCGCCTTGAACGCGTCAGCCAGGCCGCGAGAGCCGACCATCGCCGCCCCGAAAGACGACGCCAGGCCGCCAATGATGCCCGGCAGAACCAACGACGACTGCGCTAGCTGCACGATTGACGTATTGAGCGACCCAAGTAGCAGGCTGAGCTGCGAAAGCTGCGCCATACCGGCCACAGCCACGTTCAGGGTCAAACCACGCCGCGTCTGGTCCTTTAGGTCAGTGACCTTCCGCTTAATCGACGTGATCTGGTGCGTAACCTGCTGCTCCTCAATCCGGAGCCGGATCGGGTCGCGCTCCGCAGCCTGCTTAGCCGATTCAATCTCAGCCAGCATTTCAGCGGTCTTAGCCTCAACCTTGACCTCGACAGACTCACGCACCGTCTGTAGTTGTGTCCGTAGCTTCTGGTGAAAGCTATTGGCACCCTTCCCAAGCGTGGGCACCATAAGTACCCCCGCTTGGGCGGCAATATATTCAGCCACAGTGCCCCCTCTATTAAGTTGTTATTCAGTTATAATTTGACCCACTTCGCCTTAGCCGACTCGACGCCACGCGCCATAGCCGCCTCAAGCCCAGTGTTAACCTTCTGCTCCTTGCGGCGCTTACGTTCCTTTTCCGCCGGAAGCTCAGGACGCGGATAAGGCTTGAACTGGTCAGCCTCACGGACCCGGCCCGCCTGCACCTGATCGGCAATGTAGAACAACGCGTCCAGCTCCGCCGTCCACCCAAATAGCGGCGGCTTACCGGCCTTCCAATCCTCATCCTTAGCGTTAGCTTGCAGCTCAATCACGTCGGGGTCTTGCAGGTACATCGCCTGCGTGTAAGAACCACGGATTTGCAGCAGGGTTTCGTAGAACATGATGAACTGATCCCAGTTCCGACGAGACGCATAACGAGCGCCTATGTCATCCCCGTACCGATCCTGGCAATAACCGCACCGGCACGGCGCTGCGAAGTAGTCAAGGGCATTGACGTGCAGAATCGTTTGGAAATCCCAACAGATCGCACGCCAATACCGCTCAACAATGTCCGCAGCGTAGATTACTTTCCCGAGTCCTTATCTCCGAAAAAGTGCTCGTTGTACTTAGCCATAAACGCGTTCCACACCTGCACAGGCTGAGGATCGAACAGCTCCATAGCACGCTCATAGTCATCACCGAAGATGATGCGCTGAGCCTCTTCCTCCGTGGTCGCCTTGATCAGCGCGTTAGCCTGCTTCTTAGTCGGGTTCTTAACCACCAGACCAGGCGCAACCGGCAGCGGATCAGGCACCCGCACCGAAGCAATCAGATCAGCGAACAGCGTACCCACCAGCTCGTTCAGTTCCTTGTTTTCTTCCATAAGATTCTTTCCCCCTTAGATAATTAAGACAACAAAGGGAGAGGGGAGCGAACCAAAGCCCGCTCCCCTCATTCCCCCCAAACTGCGACTAAGCAGTAACCGTCACCGTGGCCGTAGCCGTCAGCGCGCCCTTCTTAGCCGTGATCGTCGCGGTACCAGCCGCAACACCGGTCACCAGACCGTTAGCCGAAACGCTCGCCTTAAGCGGATCGCTCGACTCAAAGGTGCAATCCGGCGTGTAGTTAATGCCGTTGTCACCCTCAACCAGAAGCTGAGCCGTATGGCTCGCGCCGGTAGCCACCGTGACAGTCGGAGCCGCAGGCGTGATCGTCAGAGCGGTAAGCGCCTGGCCGAAACCAGCCGTAGCCACAATGTCGCGCCAGCCCGGCCCCGCGAAGCCCTGAGCCACCGAGTAGCCCACAACATCGTCACGGAACGCCTTAAGCGTCGGCTTGTACTCAAGGACGTTATCGTCGTTGAGCGTCTGGTTATCCAGCCGATCCAGCTTCACCTTCGGCATCAGCCAGTAGACCCAGACCTCACGGTCGTTACGGTCATCCAGACCAACCAGGATCGCCCGGTAGTAGATGTTCTTCGGCACCTTAGGCGCTTCCAGAACAATGCCACCGAACTCCGAAGGCTGAACGTCCGAGAAGTCCTGAGTCCAGATCAGCTCAAGCACATTGCGCTGATTCTGGTACATCGAGAAGTCGAACGTCGTGGTCCGCTTATTGATAATCGTGCGGATAGGCTCAGGCTCGCCGTAAGCCTCAATATCCTTCGAGTCGAACTCGTTACCGAGCGTAAGACCCGCCTGCTTCTGGAAATGGCCCACAGACTTGTAGCCAGCAGGAATTTCCAGCGACCCGTCAACAGCAGACTCAAGCGTCAGCGCCGGAGTCACCGAATACGGAGCCAGAAGCACGGTAAGGTTCAGAGGCGCAATCGCTAGGTCGGCCTGCGCGTCCTTAATCGTGTAAAAATCCGTCATATTAAGTTGTCCTTATTCAATTATTCGCTACGGACTACCCGTCATCCCATGCCATAAGGCATAAAGGAACTGCTTGTAGTTCTTCGCGGTTTTCATCGACACAGAAACTTGGAACGTCGCCGTGACAACGCGGTTGTCGATCCTCTGATTCGGCGTCAGCAATTGCGGCCCGGCCACTTCTTTGTCGCAGCGAATCTGCGCCGTATAGCCGTCAGCCATCTTGAACTTGTCCCCCTGCATCGGTAGCAGGATCGAACGGACGAAGTTCATAAGCTCCCACGAGTCATCGCGCGAGCCAGTAACGGCCATGACCTGCAACTGGCACTCGTCCTTACGGGCGTCCCAGGCAACCTGGCCCCCCGGCATCCGGAAGAACCACAACGTAGGGTCAGGGTCCGCATTATCAAGCCAGTCGTCAGGCAACCAACACCCCGACTCATAATTCGGTAGCAGTTTCGTGAAAATGTCGATAAACAGGTTCTCGATGTTTACGAAATTATGTTCGTACCAATCCGGCAGAACCAAAGACATAAGCCCCCCTTAAGCGCCGTTCTTCGCCTTAACGACAGCAACGGCCTTCTTCAAATCCTTATGCGCAGGGAAGTCCCAACCCGAAGGCGGGTTACCACCGTCGCCGTGCTCATGAAGAACGCCGTAAAAGAACAGGTCGCCAGGATTAGGGTTACGCGGACTGTGCCACGTCGACACAGCCGTCTCGCCGCCAACAGTGACGTGCGAAACCCAGCGGTCATTCTTCTTACCGCCAATGATCGTTTCCGCACCGGCAGACGACATAAGCTTTCCGGACCGCTTAGCAACACCCGCTCGATAAGCAAGCACGACCTCCTGGCCGATAATGCCCATGAGCAGTTCCATGTTTGGACTAAGCAGAATTTGCGCCAAACCACGGTTCGGGTTCGGAATCTGAATGTCAGTAAGCCTGTGACCAATCGTTGTACCAGCCGCAGGCATTACCCATTCACCGCCTCCACCTGAAACACCATGTAGCCGAAGTCGAACCCATCAAAGGCGTGCCCCTGATCCCACATTGCATGACCAACGACGGTGTAAACCTCACCGTTGCCACGCTCGATACGATCCCGAGCCTTAAGGTCCGCGCCCCGCTTCACATACAGCTCCGCAGTCAGGCTTGAACTCTCACCCTTGAAATTCTGCTTACGGCCAAACTTGTTGGTGCTGGTCCCCGGCCCCCACGCAAAAATGCCCTTAACTGTGCCGTGAACCTCTTTGTTCGGATTGCCGTACTTATCCGTATCGCCCCGGCGAACGGTTAAAGTCTCTTCGTTCACCAGGGCACCACGTCTCCGTACCCGTCGTCCTCGCTACAGAACGGGAACATGCCGTCCCCGTATCGAATAAAGGCCGTCTTACCGGCCCAAGGCCGTCCTTCCTCGCCGCGAGAAGTGCTCACCGTCTGCAACCCCCCGCTACGCTTAAAGCGCTTAAGGATCGCCAACTCAGCCGGGTAAAAGAACCCGTCCGGCGGCTGGGAATACTGGACGTTGAACGGACCCATCTGCCGCGAGATAACGCGGTCAGGGTTCTTAAGCTCCCGGCGGGACGCCTGCAACACAACAGCCCGCACATCGTCAGGAACGTCGGCGGGGGCGTCGGGCCACGCTCGACCCGACACCACCCGCGCCCACGAGGAAACAATGTCTAGAACAAGCTGGGCCTGCTCTAGCTCATCGCCCTCAAACGTCTGAGACATGAGGGTCTGCAAGTCCTGAACGGACGCTAGACCCGCCATAAGAGCCTCGACTAAGGAACGGTGACCGTAGCGGTAGCCGTCTTAGCCGCGCCACCCTGAGGCGGAACGTAAGAGGCCGTGATCACCGACGTACCAGCCGCGACACCCGTCACCAGGCCAGAAGCCGAAACGGTCGCGTTGCTGGCCGTGGCCGACTGGAACGTGCAGCGAGCCGTCACGTCCGTGCCGTTGTCGTCACGCACCTTGAGCTGCCGCGTACCCGTCCGAGTCGCAAGCGCGAAGTCGCCACCCACAATCGAGATGCCCGAAGCGGTTAGCTGTAGCTCCACAGCGCGCACGAACGACCCGTCGACCTCGGTCACGACCTTGCGGCCAGTGAACACGTCAAGCAGGGTCCGGTCGCCAAGCTGGCTGTAGTCGTAGTCAGCCAGCCAACGCAGAGCCACGTTGTTAGCCGAGAACGAAGCACCGGCCTTAGCACCCTCAGGCACAACCGGAGTCCGGTAAGCCAGGATGAAGGCGGTACGGTGCCACAGATAAGCCTTATCCGGAGCGATAGCCAGAGAACGGATCACGTTCATACCGGCCAGACGACCCACATGGGCCTCACGCAGAGCCGAGTTAGCCTGATCGCCAGACCAATCGGCATGACGGAACTGCTTATCCTTAGCCAGAGCCGCAGCCACAGCAGAACCGACCACCAGGGTCCGGCCATCGGTAGGCACGAACGCCTCACCCATGCGCTGATCAGCCGTGATAAACGACGGCACCGTATCCGAAGGATCAATCAGGATCGTCTCTTCGTACGGAGCGCCCTCAATCAGCTCAGCAATGTAATCCTCAAGCTCGTAAGCAACAGCCGAGACCTGCGGGACAAGCACCTGCGACGTGTAGTCGCGGATATCAAGCGTGCGCTGCTCATCCGTGAACTTCAGCGCAGCGTAAATGTGCTTATCCAGCGTCACGCCGAATGAGTGCTCGACCAGCTCAGAAGCGACGACCGAACGGTCCGTATCGCGCAGGTCACGCCGGTTAGCCGTGGTGATGGCAGGAACGCGCACGGTAATCGTGTCGTTCTTAGAACCACCGAAATTGGTCAGCGGGTTAGTCCACACCAGGCCAGGTAGAACGATCTCGCGCTGTAGCTGCTTAACGCCAATCTCAGCGACGAGTTCCGGCTTCACGAAAATGTGTGCCATATGTTTCTCCTATTAATTTGTTATTAAGTTATTGACTGCTAATTAAGCGCTGCCTCGCGGAATGTCCTTAAGAATGTCGTCAGCACTAAGCTCCAAACCGTCATCCGACTGATCACCAGTCGACGTGAAAGTCATACGAGCCTTAGGGGACTGAGCAGGCGGCTTCTTCTTATCGCCGTCGTCGTCCTTCTTCTCGACCTTCTGTTCGCCCTTTGGCAAGCCCTCTAGAAGATCCTCAATGTCTGCGCGAATATCTTCCTCAGAATCTCCCTGAACCCGCTTAGCGAGCTTCTTAGGCAGACCCATTTCATCCGCGATATCGCGTACCAGCTCATTCCGCTCAGCCTTAGTCAGCTTCTCGGTCAGCTTGGTTAGCTCACTCTCGGCCTTCTCGGCACGACGAGTCAGCTTCTCGATATCCGAACCCTTCTCAGCCTCAAGCTGGTCGAACTGTTCAGCCTTGGTCTTAAAGTCCTCAAAGCCTTCGTACTTCTTCCGCTCACGCGCCACCCGGCGCGCAACAGCCTTGTCGAACTCATCCTGAGAGGTAATCGCCTTAAACGTGCTCTCAGACTTCTCAACGGGATCGCCGCCAGCAGGATCGTTTTCGACAGGATCGTTGTTGTCAGGGTCAATATCAGACATAGAAAATTCCTCAAAAAGCCAGTCAATAAAACGCGTGACTGTTCCGCGTCCTAAGCGATGCTTAGTCTCTTAATCGAATCGTCAATAAATTTGACGTTTGGCGAATCCGCCTTAAACCCGCGAGCTAGAAGGCGCTCACGGTTCTTTTGAACGTCGGCAATAATCTTCCGGCGCTCGCTTAAATCCAGCACATCTGCGCTGTAAGGTGGGGGTGGCGTATAGTTCCGGCGAAAGTTCGCCTCAGGCGACAAATACTTGCCGTCCACGTACGTGCCGTGACCATACTGTTCCCACAAATCAAGGAAATACTTAGCGCGCTCATCCCATTTGTCTTTTTCACTAAAGACCGGTCGCATCGTGCATTGACAGTTGTCATGCACCTTCGCCGGTCCATCACCGATGAACGCGCGCCTCGCGCCCTTGTCACTATTGGAGGACCACTTAACCTGCCGAAGCTTGCTGTTCGACACCGCAAAAGCGTCTTCTTTGTAGAAAACCGCACCCTGTGACGCCAAAATGGCGCAGAAGTAGCACGGATTGTTGTCGGTCTTACGCGCGTACCCGATAGCCCTACCCTGCTTTAACCGCCGGGGGGCCTCTCGCTGCACGAACTGCAAAACCTCAGAGCGACCGCCGTCAGTCGCCTTAGTGGCACCCGTCCCTTCGGACTTAGCCTTACCGGCTTCCATCGCTTCCGCCTCAGGCTTAGCGCGCGCAACTTGGCGCTTAACCTCAACCGGACCGCGAACCCGCATCGCAGTTTGAATCTCCTGCGCGGGAAAACTCACCGCCGCCTTAACAGGTGGCGTAGCGTCTGGCTCACTCGAAAACAAAGCCTGCTGCACATACTCAAACGCCGCTTCGCTGGATTCATCCCAGCCCATTTTGATTTGTAGCGTGGTGGCGTGCAGCCAAGACGGAGTTGAGCCGTCCAGATCGCCAAAGTTCATGATCGGCCACAGCAGGGCCAGCCCCGCCGCAGTCGTCGCCGCGATCTGCTCCTGGCGCTCGACATGCTGAGTCGCATACCAAGCGGCCAGGGCAGGAACCGCGATCAACGGGAGAGTGGCCTTGTCGTCCCTATCGTCCTGGTCGTCCTCAGCCACCCATCCCCCTTATTCAGTTATGCAGCCCTACTCGACGGATCGTTACCGTTCACCCCGCCGGACTTCTTAGGCGTCCGCTTGGACGTAGAGCTGGTCTTGCGCGCAGTCGGAGTCGCCCCACCGGCAGGCTGCGCCGGAGTCGCCTTAGCGACCTCCACAGCCTGCTTCCGCTGAGCCTCCGCATTCTGCTTAGCCAAGTCCTTCTGAGCCTTAGCCTGCGCATCCTGCAATGCCTTCTGCACATCGCCCTGGGCCTCAATGACCTGCTTCTGCGTGTCAACCTCAATCTCGGCTGCGAACTCGCCGCCAGGACCATTAGCCGTCCACCACAAGAGCATCTGCGTCATTTCGTCGTCGTCGTTGAAGTGCTCGCGCATCGTCTCAACGTCCGTCTTAGTAATGCCCGGAATCAGACCCCATAGGAACTCCTTAGGCATACCCAGCATCGTCGCTGCCTTGCCATAAGCGTCCACAGCCTGAGCCAACGAACGCACCGACGTGTCCTGCCACGACACACTGGCCGTGAAGTCACGCGCGCCCGACTCATCGCCCTCGACATGCGCCGCGAGCCGAAGCAACTGGTTATGCGCCGACCCGAACGTCACCTGACGCTCATAAAGCTTCTGGATCGTGCCCTTAGTGGCCGCTGTAAGCGCGTCTGCCGAAAGATTGGCAAGCTGCCCATTAAGAATCCACACCGGCACCTGAGCGTTGTTAGCGAGGATTTCAACGTCCTGCGTGTGCGCCGCGATAAAGCCATCAAGGCTCGTCTCCGGCAGCGTGTAGAACTTCGCCTCATGGTTGCCGTGCATCAGAATGTCGTCCTGAGCCAGGATCAACTTCGCGCGGGCCTGCTCCTCCGGCGTAGCGTCCTCGGACAGGTCGTCAATGCCAGTAGCAACCTTGACCTTCCAAGAGTTGTAATGCTGCGCCAACAGGCGGTCGTAATCCGTCTTGTCGATCTTCGACGCCACCGGCACCAGGTACTCGACCTCACCCATAGTGAAGCCGTCCAGGTCCATCATGTTCACGTACCGCACAAACGGACACACACCCACGCCGTGACGAACCTTCTTAACCGTCTGCTCGTTAGGGAAACTGCCCGGCGACGGCATCTTAAGCTCGTAATAGAACTCGTCCGTATACAGCCGCACATACTTACCGTTAGCGGCAAGCTCTAGCGCATACCGTGGGTACTCGTCGTTGATCTGATCCTCATAAAGAGCCAGCAGACGACGCGGAGACACACCACGAATCTCAGCCTGATTCTTACCGTCCCACGCCTCACCCGGCAGCACACGCGCATACGCATACCCATAGGTCAGCGCCGCCCGGTGAATCGCAATCTGACGAGACTGCATGTTGTTCGCATTCCACGTCTGCCAAGGCCCCTTAGTGTTCTCCTTAGAACCCTCAGCCCGGTAGCCGTCCACAAACAATGCCTGGGTGAAATGAGTGACCACCAGCCCCAACCACGGAGTCTTAGCGAGCTTAAGTAGCGCCCGCTTCTCCCGGTTAGCATTCTGGATCAAATAGTCCGGCTGCTCGCCGCGCGCCCAGTTAGCGATCTTGTCCAACTTGTCGCGCCGACGCACAAACTCCGGCCACAACTCATTCTCAACGAACTTCCGAACGTCACCGTCCGAGATTTCCTCGGGAAGTTCAATAGCCATTTACACCATCCTGTACCGCTTCTTCTTAGTCATGGATTCCTCAGCCGATTCCAGGGTCAGAATCCGGTTGGCGTAAGAACACGCGACAATGCCAGTGATATCGACGTTCGTCCCTTTACGTAGCCAGCCCCAGCCGCCGTGCTCAATCTTTCCGATTGGATACTTAGTAGCCCCGGCCAAACCAGACACAAGCGTGTCGTCGTCCAAGTGGGTCAACTTCTCGCTAACCACGTCGTCGTAAAACTTCGCAGTGGCCGCTGCAACCTCTTGAGGCGTCAGCATGTGGACCTTGTAGCCGATCTGTTCAAGCTCGGCGTAATACGCGCCAGCTTGCGCGCCAGCCTGCAAAGCGACCGCCCTGGGTGGCGTGCTCGAACTAATCAAGCGCTGCATCGTCGGGATAATCCAGTTAGTGCCCTCGTCGGCCACCAGAACCTCAACATGAGACCGGCCATCCGGACGCTTACCCGCCAGAGCAATAGACGCCCAAGCCCGGTCCGGAGCCACGTCCACACAAGCGACCGTCCACTCAACGTCCACCTGCGGCTGTTCACCATTAGGCAGATCGTCAAGCTTGCACGCTTCCCAACTGTCCATCGGGATCACGGAGTTAACGCGGGGGTCATCCCACATGCCCATGTGCTCGCGGGCGAACTCAACAAAGTCCATTCCCATGAACTCGGCCTCAAGGTTGCGCACCGTACAGAACGGAGCGCCTAGAGACGCCTGAGCCACAGGCCACAATGCGCGGTCAGTCGGATCAGCACCCTCAGGTAGCGACCACTCCGCAAAAAGCAAGTTCGGATCAGCCTTAGCGATACCTACGTCCCGAAGCTTCGTAAGCATTTCGGAATCCTCAGTACCCGCCGAACTGGTGAACCACGTCTGCGGATTGCGGTTAGCACGCTGAGTCGGACCCAACGAACCCCACTCAGCATGGGACAGGGCATACGCCTCGTCACACACAACCAAGTCGATATTGCGGAAACCACGGCCAGAGTCAGGAGACCGAGCGATATAGCGGACGAACCGCTCACCGTCCAGATAGCCATTACCGGCCTTAAGCCGGATCGACGTTTCCTCGCCGCCGTTCTTAGGCCGCATACACATATCGGCCAAGTCCGGATAGTTCTCAATCCGGTTCCGGAGCGTCTGCCAAGACAGGGTTGCCGTCTTAGCCTGCTGCGCCGTATGGAAAATCTTCTCGTTCAGCACAAACAGGCCGAACAGCTCCCGCGCCTCAAGCAGCTCAGTCTTACCTTGCTGCCTCACGACGATTAGGCCCACCCGGCGGGCCGACCATAGGCCGTCGATAGTTTCACCCAGCGAGTGCCTGAACAAAGCCTCTTGCCAGGGCAGCAGGTTGTAGCCGAACGTCTCAACAAAGTCGACGCCATCGTCAGCCATCGACGTAAAGAACGTCGGATAGTTACTTAGACGCGGCTTCTGATTGCCGACAAGCTCCGGCCACTTCTCGTTAGGGTCTGCAACGTCGGCGAAAACCCGCGCCTCAAGCCGCGCCTGGTCGACAGCCTCCTCCGACAACGGCTCTGCGACCGTCATAGGCATTAGTCATCACCAAATCCAATCTCTAGAGAATCAATAACGTCAGCGACGGCGGCGCGCTTAAGCATGTATTCGTATTCGACGCGCTCATCGTCGGCCTCGCGTGTCCATTGGCGCTTCTCAGCCGCCCTAGTACCCGTCCACTCGTCGCAGCAGGGACAAAGAACCCCGCGCCCAGACCGAATGGACTGCATCATCCCCGGCACTAGCCCGCCTTCTCAGCGGCCTTCGCGGCACGCTCCGCGCGCTTCTTCGCCAGCTCATCCCACTTCGACTCACCGGCCTTCGGCTTAGGCAACTCGCCCAGCCCCATCTTGCCCAGAATGTTCGCCAAAGCCGTGTACTGCTGACGATGCTCAGAGATAAGCGGGTTAATCACTTCATCGCCCCGCTGGTTATAAGAAAGCAGCCGACCGCCGATTTCCGTATCGAGCTGATCCAGCCTGTCCGCAATACGGCAAGCATTGAGTAGAAGCACCCGACTCGCAGCGTCAAGTTCCCTATCAGCAGTAATGCTGGTCCACAGCGTTTCCCCGGCCTCCATAAGCCCCGCCGGAACAGCACTTTTAGCCGGTGCCCGCTTGCGTGGTGGCATAAATCCCCCTACCCGTACTTCTTAAAGAGTTCCTTCATCGCTTTACGCTTATCCTTGCTGGCAGTGCCGAAATAATCGCTCGTGTGCTTACCGTTCTTCCGGACCGCCGCATCCGAAATACGGCCCTTAGTGCGCGGCCTATCCGTGTACTGCACGCCGATAGACACATCACCCTTCGTGAACGTCCCGTACATGTGCCGAGTAGCACCCGATGGACTGCTAGTCATCAGCTTTTCGGAGTATTCCCAGCCCTCTTTAGCGCCCAACTGCTGCGCATACTCCATCGCATTGCGAGGTTTGGCCTGGTAGGCGTCCCTAGAGGCTTTCCTAGACGAACGATCACGCCCGCCGTAGTTCCGAGCGTGCGGAGCGCCACGACCGCCCATAATGACCTCCTAAGTGGGTGCGACCTGCGGTTTTGTCGCACTTTCCAGGGCTTTTAACGGTTCTTAA